ACGAGAGTTTCGAATCGGACGAGGTTGCACGAACCGGAATGGTGCCGCTGCCATCGCCCGAAGAAAAGGTAGTTGGAGGCCACTGCTGCGTCGTTGCTGGATATCGTACCGACTGGCGAACTTTCAAGGTTCGCAACTCGTGGGGTGCCGATTGGGGTCGTCAAGGCTACTGCCATATCCCCTTCGAGTATTTACTCAACAACGATTTGGCGTCGGATTTCTGGGTCGTAAGAATCGTTAAATAGCCCTACGCTACATAAGCAGGTGTATAAATATATAATGGCTCTTCCCTTTAAACCCGAGATTAAAGCGAGCATCATACGCCGGATGAAGGATGGCGAAGCAGTCTCAGACTTAGCCCGCGAGTTCCGTATCCTGCCCGGCACGATCCGCAACTGGCTCAAAGCGGAGCAACTGGACCTCAAAGGCCTCAGTGCTAAGGAAAACGGTCAGGTCTTAGACGAGGCTATTTTCGACTATGTCGTAACGGCCCTCGAATGCTTGACGATTCAAGCCCAAGTGTTTTCAGATGAAAGTTATCTCAAAACCCAATCAGCAGAGTCCAACGCTGTCCTCCATGGTGTCGTGGCGGACAAAGCGATTCGTATTCTCGAAGCAACCTCAGCCGTTGCACCAGAGAGCGACGGACTCAGCCTCGAGGATTTCGGGAACGAGGCTTTCCCCAACCACTACGAACCAGCAACGGCAACTAGCGCAGTTGAAGCCGGAGCTTAGCCTTCGCGCCTTCATTAAGCTAGCGTGGCACGTCGTGGAGCCAGGGAATCAGTTTGTGCCAAATTGGCACTTGGACTGCATTAGCGAACATCTGGAGGCGTGCACCTTCGGGCAATTGCGCTCGCTGATCATCAACATGCCACCTAGGTGCATGAAATCCCTCAGCGTGGCCGTTTTCTGGCCAGCATGGGTATGGACTTTCCGTCCAGGGAGCCGCTGGCTGTTCGCTAGTTACTCCGAAGCCTTCTCCACGCGCGACAGCATGAAGTGTCGCCGCGTGATTAAGAGCGACTGGTACCAACGTAGGTTCGGCCACATCTATACCATATCCCGCGACCAGGACGCGAAGATGAGGTTCGAGAACTCCGCTGCTGGGTTCCGGCTGGCTTCTTCCGTGGCAGGTATGGGCACTGGCGAAGGCGGAGACTTCATCTGCCCGGACGACCCTCACAAAGTGAAGGAAGCGGAATCCGACGTGATTCGTCAAGGCGTAGTAGATTGGTGGTTCGAGACTATGCCCACTCGTTTCATTGATCCGAAGACCGTAGTGAAAGTTGTCACTATGCAGCGGATCAAGGAGAACGACCTCAGCGGAGAGATCCTCTCCAGAGAATTGGGCTATGAACATCTTTGCCTCCCGATGCGTTACGAGGAGGGTAGGACGTTCTACGAAGTACCGATCAAGCTGGAAAACGGTAAGCGGGCTAGCGCGGATGGTACAGAGCTACCGAAGGATGCCATCATAGGAACCACGCTGCAACGACTCCGCCCTGAACTCCGTGATCCACGTAAGGAAGATGGAGAATTGCTATGGCCGCAGCGCCTAGACGAACTGTCGGTGTTGCAGATGGAGGGTTCCCTCCTTGAATACGGTACGGCCGGACAGCTGCAACAGCGCCCCGCCCCACGTGGCGGAGGCATGCTGCAACGAGATTGGTTCAAGCTGGTGAAGGCCGTGCCCCGCGATAGCAAGTTCGTGCGCTACTGGGACAAGGCGGGAACCGAAGGCGGCACTGGGGCACGGACTGCAGGCGTGCTGATGGCGAAGTATCCGGACGGGCGTTACTGCGTAGTGGACGTGGTGAAGGGTCGGTGGGGTGCTACGGGCCGCGAACAAGTGATCGTTCAGACTGCCGAACTGGATGCCAGAATGTACGGTCGCGTGGAGACCTGGATCGAACAGGAACCAGGCAGCGGTGGGAAGGAATCTGCTGAGCTAACCATTCGCGCCTTGGCAGGTTATATAATCTACGCGGAGATTGTCCGAGGCGACAAGGTCACGCGTGCGGAACCGTTCTGCTCCCAGGCCAAAGCGAAGAACGTTGATATCATGGATGGTCTGTGGAACATAGAATACTTTGGCGAGATGGAATCCTTCCCCAACGGACGCTTGAAGGATCAAATCGACGGCACCAGCGGAGCCTTCAACAAACTCGCTCCGCCCAAACTGGAGTGGATTACCCATTAACCAACCACATATACCACCCCTTCCAGAAAACTACGTCGGCCCCACCCACATTCAAATGGGCGGGGTGGACTCGTTCGGCAATCCGGTTGGCCCTGGGTATCCCTTCGAAGCCCACGTGGAACCACCCGGACCCGTCGCTGTAGATCCAGATACTCTGATTGATGGCACCGGGGAACGGATACCTGCACGCTCTCCAGAAAACGCGGGGCTTTCGCCAGCCGCAATCGGCACGATAGCGGCGCTAACCTTGCCACTCGTAGCAATCGTTTATATCACGGTTTTCGTGAAACTGTTTACTTGGATGCTTATTGCGTTTACAGGACTGCGTGTGGTTCTCTAGGCGCCTATACATATACCACTACCTCATGGGCTTCCTCTCACGCGCACTCACCCAACTTGGCAACGAAATTAAGGCTAACGTAAAAGTACCGTTCTCCATCTACGGCTCCTTGGGCCAAGGCGACGCGGGGATGGGCTATACCTCCTCGCGGGACATAGGCTACCTCTTCACCACGAACCCAGGAGCGCAGTACGACTACCTGACAGCTGCTGGTAATCTAGCCGAGAACTCCGTGGTAGCGGCGGCTAGCGAAGCTATAGCTCGTGCATTGCCGGATGCACCCCCAATCCTGGAAGTCAAGAACAAGAAGGGCAAATGGGAATCCGCTGGGGACCACGAAGTATTGGACTTCCTTGGTTGGCCCAACGGCGCTCCCGACAAGGACGTTCGCGGGTACTCCGCAGCCCACCTTTGGGCGGCTACCATCCGCTCCGAGTATACGAACGGTAATGGCTTCTGGCGACTGGTGGTGGCCCGCGATGGCACTCCCCTTGAAGCCTGGTGGGAACCGTTCATGTCGCCCCGCTACAATAAGACGGAGTTCATCCAAGACTACGTGATTTACGTGGATGGCAAGCCCTACTACTTGCCAGTCGAACAAGTAGTCCACTTCCGCTTAGCGCTGAACCCATACAACTCGCGCTGGGGCTACACCCCACTGTATACGGCTGTACGCCACGTAGACGGCGACAACCGAGCAGCCACGTTCCATACCGCGCTGCTCCGAAACGGAGCAGTGGGTTCGTACAGCGTATCGCTCAACGACTCCGCTGACTATGCCAAGGCGGGTATCACGCCCAAGCAATTCGACGCGACCTTAGCCAAGTGGGAGAAGCGACTACGTGGCGAGGGTGCGGGGCGAATGATCTCCAGTTCGCTGCCAGTGAAGATTGATAAGTTGGACTATTCGCCCAACGACCTGATGCTGGATAAGTTGGTGGCCTACTATGAATCCAGGATTTGCGCCGTGTTGGGCATCCCAGCGATGGTGATTGGCATATCTTCTGGAGACAGTACCAAGACCTATTCGAACTACGAAGAAGCACTGAAGGACTTCTGGCAGCGGACGATCAAGCCGCTTAACGGACTGCATGCTTCGGAGTTGGGAGCGCAGTTACTACCGCTGTTCGGCCTTAGCCCATCCGAGTATCGTATTAACTGGGACTACAGCAACGTATCCGCTCTACAAGAATCCGTGGACGCAGTGCATACGCGGGCGCGAGCCAACTGGCAAGCAGACGGCATCACCCTGAACGAGTTCCGAGGCCACATCGGCGAAGAGACGAAACCGGAATTCGAGGATGTGTGGTACACCAACCAAGGTCCGAAGGAGATAAGTTCCTTCGACCCAAACGACCCATCCAACCAGCCGCCCACACCCACCCCAACCCCACTCCCAAGCGGAGCATCCTCTCCAGAAGATGGGCCAACAACTCAAACTGACGAGGAGCAGTTGGCTGCGTTAGATAAGGGCGCGACGAAGTCGGAAGACGAACCACGCGACGAACATGGTAGGTGGACTTCGGAAGGCGACGACTCCACCACTCCTACTGAAGTCATAGCGCCACGCCCCGATACCAACCAGCCAACTTCCCGCTCCGAACTCTCCAAGTTGAACCACAAAGTCTCCACGAGGGAGAAGCAGCAATACGCGGAGCAGAACGAAGTCGACTTGGCGAAGCATCTAGGTGGATACTCCCTGGAAGATAACGAGCCGCCGGACATCATCGTACCGAATAAGTCCGGTAAGGGTCACCAGCCTATAGAGCTCAAGACGATGCTGGACAACGACCGCGATCGCATTACGTTGCATGCGGATTCCCTCGCTCGCAAGCAGCAGTATGCACAGGATAACAAAACGACGTTCCATACGGTGGTATTGGACCACCGCGATCGGTTCGCTGGAGGCGTGAACGCCCACCAGCACTCCGGGCACGAGATCTACTATCGACGGGGGCTAGGCAGCTACAAGCTGTCTGCAATGTACAAGGTGAAGGACCACGCCGAGTTGAACAAGCTAATCCATATGAGCAACAGCAAACTTCCGCTAGGAGCGCGACCATGACTTACGAAGCATATCTCAACGGCGAGTATGCCGGTCCCGCTGCTACGGTTAAGGGATGGGGGAACTTTGGTAGGTGGACAAGATGCTTGCCAGAAGACCAGTACCCAACGCTTAGCGAACTAGAGAAAAGTGGACGCATATCGAACGCCCATCTTCTGGCAGGAGAGCTCCGCCAGGGCATGCAGCAATTCCCGCCCCGCGAAGCGGTGCGGTCCACGGCGGAAGGATTGCTGGGATATGTAGGGGATGCCAGCGAAGGCGCGGTGTTGGAGATTAGCGATGGGACGGCGGATGATGCGGACAACTCCGATCCAGGAGAGACTAAATCCGTAGATGACGAACCAAGGGACGAACGAGGCAGGTGGACGAGTGCTGGGTCCGACCAAGAAAATAGAGTTTCTGAATTTTCTGCTGAGCAAGGAGGAAAACACTATGACTCTATAGTACTTCCACCTAGGACGGACGGCCCTAATGTGAAGTATACTGGTCCGGGCGAGTTCGACTATGAGCTAAAGACAGAGGATGGGAGTGATAGGCTAGCTTCCAACTATAGAGCTATATACCCGGACGAGCCTCACACAGTCAGAGATATAACATGGCCTCAGATTTACGGAAAAGGTGGTGGGGCGGTAGATACTAGTCCAGAGAACCCAAGGGTCCCGGAACAAGTATTTAAGTTTTGGGCTACTAGCGGATTTCCTGTAAACCAGAAGAATGGTATTAACCCCCACCATCATCTAATTCGTGCTGCAGCCGATAGAATACTAGGAATTCATTCTACGTCTCCAGACCCAAAAGATTTTGGCAAGACCCTAAAGCCTGAGGAATACGATAACTTGGCTAGGAAACTGATAGAAGGTATCAAACAATCACCTGCCGAGCAACCTACTCTATGGCGTGGTATAGGCTCTGACCAACTTAAGGCACTAGAGTCGGCTAGTCCTGGAGACGAAGTACAGTGGTCTCTCGCATCTACGAGCAGGGATCCGAATATAGCTTCTACGTACTCTACTTCAGGTATATTGAGAATAAAGTCCGGATCTAAGGGCATAGCAGTCAGAAGTCACTACCCACAGGATCAAGAAGTGATCTCCGGAGGCAGATATAAGATTCTTGGGTTCTCGAAAACGAGAGACGGAGTTACTGTAGTGGATGTAGAGCAGACAGGAGTTCATCAGTGATAATCAGTCTCTCTGGTCTAGATAGCAGACAGCGGATTCCCGTAGTTCCGTTACCATCAATGGAGTTGAAGTCCTTCAACGGCTACTCCTACGCCTCCACGCAGGTGAATCTCCCCGAACCACTCGCAAGCCAAATCACGGATTGGGCCGCAGCCAATATCCCTGCCGATTCGCTGCACCCCGAATCCCAGGGTCAAGACGTGCCCCACATCACTGTAAAGTACGGAATATTGGATGACTCGCCAGCGAGTTCGGAGGCGGCATTGAAGTTTACGGGTCCACTACAGGCTACGCTCCGCGCAATGAAGGTATTCCGCTTTTCGCCTAACTATGACGTCCTCGTAATCGCTGTAGACAGTCCTGACCTGCACAATGCGAACAGCACGTTGAAGGCGTCTGTACCAACCGTAGATACGTTCCCCACCTACGATCCCCACGTGACGGTGGCTTACGTTAAGAAGGGCGAAGGGGAGGCGTTCGATGGGAATGCCGAGTTTTCTGGGCAGGATCTGCAGTTCGGTAGCGTGATATTCAGTTCGAAGGATGGGCAGGAGTATGAAATCCCGTTGAATGGATACGACTTCTATTCGCCATACTCCTCCGATCCAGAAGATGCGCCTGACTTCCAATTAGATCCGACAGCAGTAAAGTACTCCGACGATGAGCCCCGCGATGACTCTGGTAAGTGGACCGCTGGAGGCTCCGAACCGACCCACGAAGTAGACCCAAACTCCGCGCCGTATCCCAGCAACATAGCTATACAATCGGCGTTCGACGGAGGTCTCTCCAAGGATGAGTACCTCGAGCTAGCTAAAGATACGCCACGGCTACGCAACGAAGCCCAAGACTACGAAACCTTCGAGAAGGCGAATGATGATTGGGTGCGGAACGCTTCTGGAGAAGCGAAGACGGAAGTGGCCCATATTCTGGCGACGAACTCAGCGGTACGGACGCTATCCCTCCACGACGCCTGGCAGCAATCTGCTAAAGCGGGAGAGAAGTTCAGCGATTGGTTGGATCGGCCCCAAGAATTGCACCGCTACGGGTCGTTGTCCGGAGATCTAGTGTCCTTCGCGGCATCGGAAGCCAGAGCGAAGGATGCCTCTGGAGGCGAAGGCACTGGTGGCCACTCCACGGTACGGTTGGCTCCGAAGTATTGGTTGGGAGCGGGGCGGGGAATGGGCGAAGTGTACGTTGATCCCTCCATTCTTCGCAATGCTTCCGAGACCAAATCATGGGAAGACGAACCCCGCGACGAATCCGGCAAGTGGACCACTGGCGATGCAGACACCGACCGCAAGCTAGCCGCACTGCGTTGGGAGGGGCGCAAGCTACGCGAGACGCTGAAGACTCACGAAGCGAAGCTGAAGGACGCCCGCTCACGCGGCGACGAAGCTGCCATTAAGGAGCACGACGCCAACCACCGCCGCACCGCTATAGAACTGCGCAAGCTACGCGAGCAACACCATCAGTTGGCAGGCAAGAAAGAATATAAGAATCCGTACGAGAAACGAGCGACGGACAAGGGTAGCGGAGACTCGCTCCAGAAGAGTGGGCCAACTTCGAAGCCAGAGGCCCAAGCAGTCAGGGAGCAAATACTCTCTGAATACAAATCTGTTTCGGATAATCTAGAGAAGCTTGGATCTGATGTCGTGTCTCACCAAATGGCCCAAGGTATCCTCACTGCTCAGATCAAGCAGATGCAAGATGAGAACGACGAAACTCCAAAGTATTCAGTTAGCCAAATGCTGGATCGTCTTCGTCCACTACAGGACAAGCGAAGCGAACACTATGAACAAATGACGGTCGCTCAAGGTAAGATAAACGAACTGAACAAGAGCTTAACCGATAAGCTTCGACAGCACTTGTATCAACCAGTATCAGTCAATGACTACAAACCGTATATCAGCAACGAACTGCGGCCAAAAGAGCACCACATACAAGCAGGATTAGATTCATTTCACAGACTGGCTGGGGATTCTATACCCGCTCCTAAAGGCATTGCGTTCCAGAAAACCAAAGGTAAGGAACGATCCAACGCTACAGCCGCTCAAGTTTCTCTGGATCCCAACGCTGAAGAGTCTGTAGTAGTGCACGAACTCGGTCATGTTCTGGAGAGCAACAATCCTCAGTTACACGAAGCAGCGGTGAAGTTCCTGGCGAAGCGGACGGCTGGGGAGAAGTTGGAGTCGCTAAAGAAAGTTACAGGATTCCGATACGGAGCGCAAGAGAAGACGAGGAAAGATAAGTTCATCAACGCCTACATGGGCAAAGACTATACTCCTCAGTATTTTCAGGAATTACGCAAACAAGTACCCAAAGGCGAAATCCCTGTCGAGTACTATACAGACCCGAAAATAAACCAATATACCGAAATCATCTCTATGGGTCTGGAGTATATGCATTCCCAGCCTCATGTTCTGGCAGAGAAGGATCCGGAGTACTTTGACTTCATGTATAACGTATTAAGGGGCAATTACGATGCTGTTTGATTTGCCGAGCGTTGGCGGACGGATTCGCGAAGGGGTTCATTATGTCAGTTAAAGTACGCTTGGCCTCCGGCGAAGAAGCGATCGTGGACGGCTACGAATGGGTGGCGGCGGATCCCTCCTTGCGGCGAATGCTGAACTCCTTCCGCCAGCCATACGGCCCCTCCGCGAGCGACCCCGACCCGGACTATTCGCTGGCGGAAGCAGCCGTGAAGTTGTTCGGAGGGGAGATTATTAGTGCAGACCCACCGCTGGACCCACCCCAATATGGTAGCACTAGCGCCGAAGGCGCTGGTGTGGGGAGCGGAGCACTCTCCCCAGAGAACGGTCAAATAAAATCCACATCTCCTGACAGCGACGTACCCGACTTCACGGATCCCAACGTCCAGAAAAGTACCGCATCCGAATCCTATGCGCAAGCGTCTGCACCACTTAAAGAGCTCCTCGCGGCGGACGTGGTGGACTAGCTATGGACTTCAAGCCAAAGAGTCTGCTGCGCTATTCGCGCAAGCTGCTGAAGTACCTAGACCAGGACAATAAGGTGCTCTCCGCGAAGGCCGTGCGGAAGATAGTAGATGGCGATATAGAGGCTACCGCAGGTAGACTCTACTCTCTACTCCAAGACTTCCAGTCGGGCCAACTCAGTGAAGAACAGTTCCGTAAAGACTTCAAGAAGTCAGTGGCCAACCTTCATCTTGCTCACGTAGCCGCTGCTCAAGGCGGCTTCCGCAATATGACGCAAGCTGCCTGGGGCTTCGCGGGGCAGCGGATCCGACAGCAGTATGGGTACGTGGATGGGCTGGTTAGCGATATACAAGCAGGTAAGTTAAGCGGACCAAACGGCCTGGTCCGCATGAAATTATGGGCCTCCAGCGCGATGGATTCGTACGAGGCTATGCTTCAAAAAGTGCATAGTCCAACTGACTTCCCCTTCGCGGAGAACTTGTTGAACCAGCAGAACATTAGCGAGAAGAACTGCCCGATTTGCACCGGACTGACAGCCATTGGAATAACCGACCGCGACGACATACCGCTCCCAGAAGACCGGCACTTCGGCTGCAATTGCGGCATTGCTTACCACCGTACGCTTGACGGAGATTGAATTATGACTGCTACCGCTTCGCTATACGAACCAACCGACTTGGCGCTGAAGGAATACGGCTTCGGTGGCAGTGCCACCTACGGAGGCCAATCAGCTTCCGACAAAGCTGCACGGAGTGAATTTATGAAAACTGCCGCCGATGTCCTTATTAGCTACGGATCCGAACTCAAAGCCGAAGGAACTGACGCCAATGGCGACTTCCACTTCGGCGGCTACTTGGTGCTGTTCGATAGCCACGATGTCTCGCGTCAGCGGGATAAGTATCTGAAGTCTACCGATTACGACTTCGAGGATGGGGACAAGACCACCATCTATTTCCATCACGGATTGGACGAGACCCTCAAGGCCACCAAGCTAGGCACCGGCAAGTTGTACATGAAGGATGCTGGCGTGTGGATGGATGGAATCATCAAGGCCCGCACGGACTACCTCGCGAAGCACGTAGACAAGATCAAGGACGGGATTAAAGGCGGGGTATTTGGGCTGAGTAGCGGCGTCCCCGCTCATCTAGTGGAGCGTAAGGCCGTCCCCGCTGGCCACGAAGTGCTGACCTGGCCTCTAGGCAAGGATGCTTCCATTACGCACATCCCCGCCGAGCCCAAAACGATGTGCTTTTCGCTCAAATCACTTATGGAAGAGGAGAGCGGAGAAGCTCTCCCAGAAGATGGCCCATTTTCTGGAGCGGATGACCTCGAACTGAAATACTCCGACGATGAAGAGAGGGATGATCATGGTCGGTGGACTTCAGGTAGCGATGAGGCCGACCAAGTACATGGTGCTACCAGCGAGGCTCGTTCAGCTACTCAAGCTGCGATAGGGTCGACCTCCGCTATTAAGGCGTCGGCAGGACGTGCGGCTACGCAATCTATGTCTGCATTAGGTGCGACTACCTCTGGCGAGGCCGAAGAAGCCCACAATAAGGCTGCTCGCTATCATTTATCCACGGCAGCCATGCATACGGAGCATGCCAAAGCGCTAAATGCTTCTGGTTCCGCAGACTCTGCGAAAGAAGCCCAGGAGCATACAGCTGCAGCTACTTTACACACAACAGCAGCTACTATGCATCGAGCCATGGCTCGTAAGGCTGGGCAGAACGCATTCAGTAATATTAACCTGGCGGAAGATGTGGTGGGCCGAGCCTTAAGAGGCAACTACGGCTTGTCTACCAAGACTGATGCGGTTAAGTCAGCCCATCGACTGATGCGAGGAGCTCAGATTATAGTTCCTGAATCCCATCCCGCTAGACCTCACATAGACGACGCCAAGGAGTCTCTAGAGAAAGCTGTTCACTCAAACGGAGAGCGGAGGGACGCTCATTTGAGGGAAGCCAAGCAGCACATCGCCAAGGCGTACGAAAAAGGTGTGGCTGCCCCATTCAATAGATATGTTGATCCGGCGTCGGGAGTAGCTAAGAAGGATGATGGGTCAGATGACCTCGAACTGAAGTACTCCGATGACCAGGAACGCGACGATCGTGGCCGCTGGACAGCTGGTGGGGCGAGCGATGCAAAGGACGCATCTGACAGCGCTCACGAAGCTTCGACGGGAGCCCAAGGCCCACTTTCGTCCAAGGCGTGGCATAGCTCCGATAAGGCGAAGACCTTCGCTGCCATGGCAGGTAAAGCAACCTCAGATAACAGTCGCGAAGCTTACCATGGCAATGCAGCAGCCTATCACGAAGAAGCTAGCAAGACGCATAGCGACGCTGCAGTTCGCGCTGGAGCTCAAGGCGACCATGAAAGCCAGACTGCCCACTCGGACGCCGCTGCTAAGCACACCACCGCAGCCGCAATGCACCGTGGTATGGCGAAGGCGGCTGCCGTGAGCCAAAGCTACGAGGTAAACCCTCATAGTTTGGTTAATAACACGGCAGAGCAGCTATCCTCCGTTCACGCAGGTAGGGAGACAATCCATTCGTTTGCCCAGAGGTTGAAGCAGTCTCATGATAGACTCTCGCAAGCCGTTGATCATGTCAGTACCGACCATCCAGCATATGCACACTTAGTGATGGCTAAGGAGTCTACGAACAAGGCTCTCCACTCCCGAGGGGACACTCGGAAGCAGCACGTGGCAGAAGCTATGAACCATGTGCGGAATGCTCAGATGAGTGGTATCGGTCGAGCAGCCAAATCAGAGGACGACGACAACGAAGGTGCATTCAAGTCCGAAAGCATAATTACTCCTGACGTTATACAGGTTCTGGCGGATGGTCGGCATGTAGGCCTCCGCTTCCAGGACCACCCAAAAGTGGTGCTTGCAGCCATGAAGGGATTCGTACATCGCTTGTTCGATTGGCACGTGGATCGAACTGCGAGTCGTAAGTCGGGTCAGGTATACTCCGGTGATAACTGGGATATGCACGACACCATTTGCAACGGAATGGCGCAGATGGTGCAGCAGTACCGTAATCACCTGGACGACAACTGCCCGCCTGGACGTAAACCGTGCAAGGTCCCTGTAGTGCAACTAGGTACCGCAGCCCCACTGTCGTGGTCGGAATCGGGTGGAGCGTTAGGTACCGACCAATTCAAGGCTGATGCAGCCGACGCCAGCGCCGACGCGCTGGAACGGATGGAAGCTGAGTTGCTCGAACGTCAAGCCGCCTTCGCCCGCCTTCGGGCCGATGGGTTGCTGATCCAAGAGCGAATGGTTGCAGCTGCGGTTGACTAGTAGTTCAACGAACTAGTTCGTTGAACAGTAGCATAGTAAAGAGGAATGCAAGCACAATGCCAACTTTAAAAGAGAAAAATGACCAACTCGCGAAGCTGCGAGCGGATCACCAGAAGCGGTTCGAGGCGTTCGACGCCGAAACCAACAGCGGACGCAAGTCTGCTATCCTGCAGGAAATCAACCGGGCTGAAGTGGACATCAAGTCCCTCAGCGACGAAGTGGCGCAGGAAGTCCAAGTCGTCGAAATGAAGCGGCGCAACGAGCAGGAGATGAAGGGTCTGCGGATTCCCGCTGGCGTCGGGGTGCCCTTCCCCGAGCGTGGCGGCAAGGACGGCGAGCTTCATGGCGAGCGCATGAGCGCCATCAAGTCCGTCGGTCAGTCCCTGATCGACGACAAGTCGGACATCATGCACAAGTTCCGCGAGTACAACGAGAAGTACGACGTGGTCTACGAGTACCCGTTCCGCTCCGTGGGTGAATGGAAGGCTGCGATCCAGGCGGAAATGAAGACCACCCTCACTGAGAGCGGCTTCACCTCATACGATCGTCTGCCGAACATCATCACCCTCGGCGCTCAGGTGCCGATGGTCCGCGACTTGATCCCTCAGGGCCAGACCACCGCGATCACCATCCGCTACCCACGTGAAGTATCGTTCACCAATGGTGCGACGAACGTCGCGGAAGGTGGCCAGAAGCCGGAAGCCGCATTCAACCTCGCTGAGGTGGATGCTCCCGTTCGGAAGATCGCCGTCGTGGCTCGTGTCACCGACGAAATGTTCGCTGACTTCCCGGCTGTCCGCGACTATATCAACATGCGGCTCCCCTTCATGGTGGAGCAGCAGGAAGATAACCAGATCCTGAACGGCAACGGCACCAGCCCGAACCTGCAGGGCATTCTGGGCACCACTGGTGTGCTGTCCGGCGGCGCGTTGAACCAGTCGGCTGATCCGCAGAACGACCCGATCGTGAACGTGATCCTGCGTGCGATCACGCGCATCCAGGCTGAGTCCTTCTTCCAGCCTACGGGTATCGTGATCAACCCGTTCGACTGGGAGAACGTCCGCCTGATGCGTTCCGGAACCGGCGATGCTGCCGGTGGCGCGAACCGTGGGCTGTACCTGTTCGGTAACCCGGACGGTATGGGGATTGACTCCATCTGGGGTCTGCCTGTGGTGAAGACCGTATACTGCCCTCGCGGTAAGGTACTGGTCGGCGCGTTCTCCTTGGGAGCACAGATCTTCCGTCGCGAAGGCATCACCATGCAGATGTCGAACTCCGATGGTAACGACTTCTCTTACAACCGCGTTGCTTTGCGGGTGGAAGAGCGTCTCGCTTTGGCTGTGTACCGCCCGAGCGCCTTCGGCGTCTGCACCCTGCATTCGAGCGGCGAAGCTTCCAGCAGCGCATAATCCCGGCACCCAACCGGTACTACTTTCTAGCCCTAGCCCACTCCTCGATTCTCGGCGGGGAGTGGGCTAGGTTCGTACCTACCACCTACGCCCAAACCCCGCCCCAACGACTATTGTTCACTATATCCTAGTCGCGGAGAGATCTCTCCCAGAAGATGGCCCTGAAAATCCGAGCAACCGAGAACCCATGCAACGTAAGTATCTCCTGACTACCCAGAGCGATCCCAACGACAGGCTCCCTCGCTATCGCCCCACCATTGGGCAAGCAGCTATTTACGATAGTCATGATAGGGAAGTCAACTTCCGCGATATGTTCGTTGGGTACAGTTGCTTCCTGCTCTGCGGTGGCCCTTCGCTGGCCAGGACAGACCTCGATCCGCTCCGCGAACGTGGTATGCTAACGATGGCGGTGAACAATGCCGCTTCAGTATTCAAGCCAAACTTATGGACGCACATGGACGCTCCTGGTCGGTTCTTGGAGAACAATTGGCTGGATGCTACGGTCATGAAGTTCTCCATGTTCTCCCACCATTGGGCGAATATTCGCCAGCGGGACAGAGAAACCGGAGAGCTCCTGCTAAGCGATCTGACCGTAGAGCAACTGCCGAACACGTGGTTCTACCACGCCGACGAATACTTCGATCCTAATACCTACCTGACGAGCCATGCATTCTCTTGTGGGTGCAAGGATGGCGCTACGGATAGCTTGGGCAACGTAGGTTCAAGGTCCGTAATGCTAATCGCCCTCAAGTTGCTCTATGTACTTGGTGTACGCACAGTATATCTCGTTGGGTGTGATTTCCGGATGCAGCATGCTACGGACGGCCATACAGCCCAGAATTACGCCTTCCCGCAGAACCGCGCCCCAAGCACAATCGACGCCAACAATCGGGCTTACAGCACGCTTAACAGCCGCCTGAGTGCACTGCGGCCGAAGTTCGAGGATGTGGGCTACAATGTCTTCAACTGCACTCCCAATAGTGGACTGGAGGCGTTCGATAGGGTGCCGTATGAAGTGGCCGTGAAGAGCGCAAGCAAGGTCTGCAATGAACTGCCGATCATCACAGAGGGGTACTACGATACTTGAACCCACCTCAACTACTCCACCTACCCCAGCTATAGGTCCACAACCCGAATGCTCCCCGCCTACCCGCCTTTGCCCTCACCCAGAAAACTGGCGCATGTACGATGGCGAGACAGCGGAGCTCGAAGTGCTCGCTTTTCTGGGCAGCATGGTTCGGCTACTGAAGCCGTCTATCGTAGTGGAGACTGGTTCGGCCTACGGGTACAGTGCCCTCAACATGGGTCAAGTTCTCCGTTTAAATGCAGACCGCTATAATTCGCCCGGACACCTGTTTTCATACGAGGCCGATCCGGTCCGAGCCCGCGAAGCAATGGGGCGGTGCGAAGGACTTCCGGTGAGCATTCTGAACTGCCATACGTTGGAACCGGAACCAATCACGTGGGGCGTGGGGCCGATTGACCTACTCTATTTGGATAGCGACTTAGGCGCTAGGGTGCGGGAACTCAAACTCTTCCGCGAGAACCTATCTCCACGACACGTGATCCTGCTGCACGATACTGGCGAGACGCATGCTAGTCCACGACAGCAGTTAGAGGAGTATCGGGCAGAGCACCAGTTGCAGGTAGTAAACTTGGCTACTCCGCGTGGGTTGTCGATACTACAGTTCCCCAAACTATAGCCATGGAAACTAAGTGCTTCTTTCTCACTCCAACCCACCGAGCAATCCTCGAGTTGCGAAGGTATTCCAGCACCAAGTGCCCAACCCCACATGGATACCACAACGCCACCACGAACTTAGGCGAAGTCTCCACCGACTACAGCGGAGAGGCTCCTCCCAGAGAATACCCAAAATGGCCTAGGGCGTGCGAATGTGGGTACGTCTTCTTAGACACTGACCAGTGGCAGCAGAATAAGCATACACTGTACGAACGTTCGGATGGTGGAGCGCCCACTACTCTGGGAGAGGCTCCGCCTGGGGCGATGTGGTATGCGGATTGGCTCCTGATTAGAGATCCCGCTCCAGGGCTGGAGAACTACAATCGCGGCCCGGATGGGCATTGCTTGATGGTTCGCTGTCCGGACGGCCACGACTGGTGTGTAGATGGACAGTGCAATAACTGCACTATGCCAACGGACTACGTTCACAAGTGCTGGGTTCGCCACGGCACACCACCGGATATCACCGTGGACAAGAATGGCAATACTTGTGCTGCTGGAGCGGGTAGCATACAGACTAGATCGTGGCATGGATTTCTGCGGAATGGGGTGCTCGCTTGAAGCTTGCAGCGATATACAACTGTTGGGACGGCGAGGAATTGTTAGAAGCCTCCATCCGGCAAATTCGCGCTCACACGGAAATCATCTTGGTTGTCTATCAAGAGCAGTCCAACTTCGAAGAGCCATACTCTCCGCTGCCAACGATTGAACGGCTCCAGTCTATAGGTCTGGTAGACTGTGCAATTCCCTTCCTACCAACCTTCAACATAGGCAGGGGTGGGGGTACGGTGAACGAAACTGTCAAACGGAACCTTGGCTTAGCGCAAGCCCGAGAACTGAATGCCACTCACTTCCTCCATATAGACTGTGATGAATTCTATGATACTGATCAATTCCGTCGTGCCAAAGCAACCCTGGAGCGTGGTTGGTTCGAGAGTTCAGCCTGCCATCTACAGACCTATTATCGCCGCCCACAGTACCAGTTATCCCCTCCAGAAGAATACGGCGTTCCATTTATCCATAAGTTATATCCAGGTACCCACTGCGGACATCAGACGGGCGCAACCAGATACCCGGTTGAATGCGACCCGACCCGCTCAGTCTCGCACACTGAGGAGAACGGCAACGTAGGCAACTTCAAGCTTTTCAGTCGCGACGAGCTAGAAATGCACCATATGTCTTTCGTGCGTAAGAATACTGAATCCTTTAAGCGTAAATTACGTAATCATAGTAGTTGGTGGAAGCTAACCGAGAACCTGGAACAGGACGCTACGATGTTCGAGCAGTATGAGCCTGGACAACCTCTGGTATGGTTCAAAGGCCATTCGCTGCTTAGCGTCCCGGACCAGTTTGGAATAGAGGGGATTTGTGAACAGTAATACCGTACGTGTCAGACAAGTAGTACCACCAGCTGATCCAACACAGCAGGCCCAAACAGCTACAGGATTGGTGCGCACTCCGACACAGCAGCCAACCAAACCGACCAACTCTACTCCAACTCCACTCGCATCTAGCGCTAGGCCGCTCGTCACCGTCATTACAGCAACTCGCAACCGACCCGAGGCGTTCGAACTACTCGAAATCTGGATGGGAATGCAGACCTATATCCAAGAGGAAATGGGGCCGCTAGAGTGGATCATCGTAAATGACGGCAAGTGGCAATACCCAAGCTCTACTCCACTAGCCGAGTTCCCACTTTGCTCTGCCCAGAAAATCGCGCGAACTCACGATTCGATGTCCGGCCATTCGATGTGCGGCAATCTTCTGGCCGCGATGGATGCATCCCATGGAGAAATCTTCGTGATAGCCGAGGACGATGATTACTTGGCTCCAGAATACATAGAGCGATTGGTACGGGCGCTGAACGAAACCTGGAACGATGAACAAGGAATGCGGACCGTTCAACTAGCCGGTTCCGCTCCGGCACTCTACTATAACCTCTACCTTCGTAAGTGGCGGGATATTCTGAACGAAGACCACTGCTCCCTAGGCCAGACTGGATTCCGTAGTTCCGTGCTCCCACTGATGCGCGAGATTTGCACGCGTGGCAACCCGCTAGTGGACTTAGCAATCTGGGCAGAGTATGAGGGCCCCAAGGAGATCTACCCTAACGACAACCTCCATGTCTCGATGAAGGGACTTCCTGGAGAACCAGGCATTGGGGCGGGGCATGGCGCGTGGCGTGGGTTCAGTAAGGACACGCCCCGATTCGACAAACTCGAAGAGTGGATTGGGGATGATGCCGACCTTTATCGAGACTTATACAACCGTATGCTGTTCCGCAACGGTGTACAGTATTGGGTGGCCGACCAGGAGTACTGCTATAACCGCGATGAGACGAAGATAGTTTCCTCCCGCCATCGAGATGCTCACCACCTACTGGTGGCCGCAGGCGTAGAGCTGCCCCTCGCGGACGCCCAACGGATAGGCGTAGTCTCTCCAGAGAATTGGGCTCCATCGAAGAAGCCACCCATCCAGTTAGAACCGCGTAAGGAAGACGTGGAAATGGAGATGCGGCAGCAGTTTGCTGCTCGCCCATCCGTAATTAACACGATTGAGCGTGGTCCCATCGACCTTCGCACCGGACTTCCGCCAGGGCAAATCGCTCCGCTACCAACTGAAGATACCGACAGCTAAAGCTAATGGCAGATCCAGACTACACCCAATACCCCCAACCTACCGACATCCAGCAGTTGCTTGCGCTCACCAACCTATGGCCATCGCAGCCCACGGATGGAGCCAAGCAATCAGCACTGCTGGCGGAGTTCCAGATTCAACTGAACTCTGTGAAGCGGACCATTGCGGAGAAGACAGGCTGGAAGCCATTCCTAGCGGACCCAACCCCATCTACTAGAACCTTCGACGCTTCCGATGGGTTCGGGTTTCTAGACCTCACGCCAGCGGAGACCGGCATAGTAGACGCGGCGAATAACCCTCCCACCATCATCATAGATGGTCGAACGCTAGTATTGAATACTGACTTCTTCTTGCAGACCAGCGACGACGCAGCGGAGCTATGGCCGTACGATGGCATCCAGTTTGTCTCCGCGCCCTATGCAGGGCAGGTATTCGCCCTACCCAACAAGATTGCCATCACCGCCAGATTTGGATTCTGTAGCTCTCTCCCAGAAAATCTGTGGAGCGCCATTCGCGGCGAAGTCGCCGCAAAGACACTGAACATCATGGGCCTGACCTCCTTCCAGACAACGGTGCGTTCCCGGTCGCAAGAAGGCTTCTCCGAAACCTATGACTTTGGACCACTGATTGCGGATCGAATCAAGAGTTGGAGCGACGACTTCAAGGTAGCATACAGTCCGTACATACGACCATAGACCAATGCCTTCCTACTTAGCCCGAGGTTTCCTCAACCAACTCGCTAATGGCGATCCGTATCGCCTCTGGCAGGCTATCACCGTGGGTGCGGAGAACCCCAGCACCGGCTACCGCGCCCCAGTCAAGGCGACTGGGCAAGCCAAGGATGGCAGAGTTTACGTCGAGGTGCCGTTGCCCTCAACGGCGCGTGCGCTGAAGATTCGGAGCTCTATCGACATCGATTACAGTGCCCAAGGAATGGGCTTCTATCCGAAAGGTTCGCTAGCGGTACGGCTGGATCCCAACATTGCCTGGCCTGCCCATATGGATCGAATTACCTTGACGACTAGGTATCGATCAGCACGGATCAATGGGATTAACCGAACTGCTGGCAATAGTACGGACAAGTTGAAGCATCCGTTCATTAGTCAGATTCAACAGGTTCGCCAGTTCGATCAGATTTACGTGTTGGGGACGGACTACCAACTGGTACCCAATACTGACGTAAACGCGCCGTTCGCTTTCGATAGTATAAATTGGATAGGTAGCAAACCTGCCGACAACACATCCTACGGTATTAGCTACTTGTGGACGCCATATTACAACTTCCTATCTACGCCAGACAGCGAACCGATGCTTGGACTGGATAATCTGTGGCTGCCCATCACTGGTGTGTTGGATCAAGTGCTGACGTAGTTTTCTATTTTTAGCGCCGTTTTTCTGGAGAGGACCTAATGCAACATAACATCGCCGTGACGTGGAACAATGGTGGGAGCCCGAAGCAGGGTAACTTCGCCAAGACCGGAACCGCTGAACTCAACATCGATGAGTCGATCGCAGGTAGCACTACGAATCAACTCATCCCCTTCGCACTGACTCGCTCCCAGCTGGCGGCGTTGTTCATCGTGAGCGATCAAAACCTGGTGCTGAAGGCGAACTCGTCCAGTTCACCTACTACCACGCTCACCATGGTGGCCAACGAACCACTGATCTGGATACCCTCCAACAACACTACCGACCCAATCACCGCTGATATTACGACCGGCCTTTACGCTACTAATGCTGGAACAGTAGCCGCCAATCTGACCATTCGCGTTCTGCTCAATATCTAACTCCGCTATATACTGCTCGCTATTTACGGATAGCGGAGCATCTCTCCCAGAAGATGGCCCAACCTCGGAACCTCTTCGAACTCGCTCAAGGTCATGTACCTGGGTTGCCCGCTCTTTCTGGGAGAGGTAGTCATAGCTCTGCGCAACGAGCTCGTCGTTCAGCAGACTTGGGAGCGACCGCTACCAATCTGTTCCAACGAGCGGGGAGCTACGTAGCTAGTGTTAGTGGAGCTCCATCCATTCAGCTAGAGTCTCCGCAAATGGGCGGGGTGGAAGCTACCTTGCGCCGCAACTTAGATGGTATCGAACTCCTTGAAAAGGACGATTACTTCGAAGCCAACCAAGTGATGGACGAGATCGTGGCGTTGGCGCGGAACTTGTCGCATGGTCCATTCAAGCAGCAGCAGTTGAACGAACTTGGGCATCCGTACAAGCAGCAAGGGAGAGCGCCACTCCCACGAGCTATGGCGGCGCGGTTGCGGCATGCTCGCGGAGTACGGGGTTGGGTACCATCCCTGACGATAGTCAACGAACAAAGCGGAGACCTAGCAGATTCGTGGTATGGTCGCATTAGCGTGGACGAGGGTGGCGTTAATTGGATTCTTGGGAACTCCTCTCCAGAATCCGTCTACGTAGCCTACGGTACGAACCGGATGATTGCCCACGGACCGTTCACGTACGCACTCTTACAATATGAGAACCGCATCGCTTCGGTGATGGGTAAGTTACAGTATGGAATCCAACAGCTACGCCAAGCGTTAGCTGACTCGGCAGCCCAAGCGGAATCCAATGGGGAGCAGGTATCTGTTAATCAGGCTGGGGAGCCTATCGAAGCTCCAGCGGACGGTGTGGAGAATCTGCTGGGAGAAGTCGTGTCGCTAACTGCTGAAGAGATAGAAGAGTTCGTGGTGGCTGGGTTCGAAGTGTTCTTGTTGTAGGTATAGTAGTATAGTATATAATGCCCTACTCTCCTCGCAATCCCTCCGATGCCGACATCGATGCCTCCCTGTCTCTGTTGGGTGGGCGGCTTTCGGTGGCTTGCAATGAGGTGCTCCGATTGCTAAGGGACAATGCTCCAGCGCAAGTGGCGCGGAAGGCAACGGAATTAGGTATCGACATTGCTCCACCGGAGAACTTCTTCCTAGATCCTGGTGACCTATCCGACATTACCTTAAACACAGTACTGGTAGGCTTCAGCACTCGCTATCAGACGGAGTCGCCACGCACGCTGAAGAAGGTCACGCGAATCATGATCTTCTGGGTACAGGAAGCTGCCGTCACCGGGATGCAATCAGCGATTGATGCCCGCTATGATGGCGGCGATATTCTGGCAGCGATCCTGCATCCATATATCAACGGACAGAATGACCCATACGGCCGCAAAGCGTGGAACCACCTGATTGCGGCGAGCGCCGAGATGTTGCCCAACTGGAGACAATACTCCGGACCGTTAATTGGTTTTGAATTACATCAGTTCCCCGGCAACAATAGCTGGGATGCGGTTAGCTAATCTATTAGCTACTACCTTGGATTAGCAGCGATAGTTCAGGAGATACTATGCCAGCACCAGCTATTAACATCATTGGTGGGGATCAAGCAATTGTACGCTTCTTGCCTGAATCCACCGACCTAAGTCTATACCCATTCTCTACCATGCCTTCGGTGCCGGGTGGAACGCCACAGCTGTTCGGCGTGACTCGCGTACCGCAAAAAGACCGTCAGCGGAGCAACAAGAAACTGTTCTCGGCGGGATCTCCGTTCGGCATTGCCAACGTTCGCGGCGTGCGAGCGTACATGGTGAATGTAGAAATCAACATTGCCAACTTGGCAGTGTTGGCTTATTGCGTTCGCAACGGCTACAACAATAGCGTACAGACTACAGGCTATAAGGGTCTACCCGACCTATGCTTGTTCATCGACTATGTAGACACCTATGGCGAGGGCAACGGGTACTCCTGGATCATTCGCTATGCCAAGTGCGACACCGGCTCCATCTCCATCCAGATGAACGGGCCGGAAATTACGGCACAGCTTCGCTTCATTGGTATTGCAGAGTATCCGAATGGTTCGCCGCTCTCCATGACGATGTCCCAGCTGGACACCGCCATCCGCACCTTCGGCGAAGCACTGACTTACCACCATTTGGTTTCGTTGACGGTGGGTAGCGATCTCCGCCCAATCCTGAGCGGCATCAACTACCAGTTCAACAACAACGTGCACGGTTCGCAAGCAGCCCGCCCCTCTTCTGGAGCGGACGGTCGCTTATGGAACACGCACTACTCGCTGAAGCCTGGGAACCTGAACGTCTCCGCAGACTTATCCTTGGATAGTGATATTCCGGCAGCCCTAGCTACCAGTGCTTTCACGTCAGACGCATGGGGCGACATCATTGCAACCATCAACAATGCGGGGACTGGCGGATCCAAGGTACAGGTAATTACCCTCACAGATGCACTGCTAGGCACCGACTCTGCTGGAGGCGGAGATTCTGGCCAGGACATCCCCTTCTCCGCCAACGTGACCGGCGACGCATTGGTGATTGCGAATACGTTCTAACCGAAAGCCCATCTTCTGGGAGAGATGCTCCGCGTTCTTTGCTACCTACAACAGCTTGCTGTATACTGGTAGTGTGTGCGGAGATCTCTCCCAGAAGAGGGCCATAAATTCGACTAAATCCGAGAGTAGTTGAAAAGGAATCATGCCCGACGAACCGACCAACCTATCCGAGAAGATGGCCGCAACTGCTGCTAGTGATCCAGAAGCTGCATCCTACCTAGAGCGCAAGGCCCGCGAAGCTGAACAGCAGCAAACGAAGTCCGTCGTGGGTGATACCAAGCGGCTGAAGTTCACTTCGGTGAATGGCAAGCCAATGAAGTACATCACGCGCCCTTCGCAACGTACCGAGGATACCTACGAACTTGTGGTGCATCTGGAGCCTGGGTTTGCGGTGGCCATTGATATCCTGCCGGAGATTACCTTAAGGGAGCGTACGCGTGAGCTCCAGCGTATCCAATCCGATGGGCGGGCGTTGGCGAATGTGGATATGAAGGAGTTAGATAAAGCCTATGATAGGGCTGACGAGTTAGCGGACGAAGAGAAGGCCCTCTACGTAGATGTCATCCGTAGCCAATGTAAAGGCTGGACTAATCCGGAACCGTTCAACGTAGATGAGTTGCTGGCCGACTTGAACGCTATCGGCCGCACCACGCTTGGCGACGAGATCATTGGATCCTCTTCGACAGGGCGTCCGGGCACTGTGCCGCTAAAAAACTAGTCTACCGGGTCGTTGAACAGGGTGAACCGGCACTCCAGAAACTTGGTCGTGGAGAGACTCAAGCAGACTTAGACCTACTGAAAGACTTCCTGTGGTCCTTGGGCTCACCGGAAGTCTTTTCGTTAGAGGAGATGACCCAGACGAATAGGTTGCGATTGCGCGACTTGGCCGTATCCTGGCATTTGAACCAAGCCCATATCCTATTCGATATAAGGAAGTTGCTGTTGAAGTTGCTGCAGAAGCCGGTGTAACCTATAACTGCTAATGGCCTGGTTTAACAACGTAGCTTCGATCCGTACCAGAGCCCGCATCTCCAGCCACGGAGTTGGCGGGACCATCTCCGGCAATGCCCTCGGCGGCGCTATCGCGGCACGCGCTCGCTTGGGGGCACACCCCAGCCTGATGCTGGGTGGCAACCCAGACACGGCCCTGGGTAGTGTAGTGCAGATGTCGGTGTTGGCGTTGGGCTTGTTCGGCACGGCGCTAGGCAGCATTGTGCTCACCGTTCACAAAGTTGAACGCGCGATGAGCGAGTTCTCCAGCAATATTCAGACCCTGTCCAATAATACGGGGATGGGGTACGGTCAATCTATTGGCGTACAGGGTCGCTTCGGGGCGTTCGGCATGAATGCGGCGGAGATGTTCTCTGGGACGGAGAGCATGCCGATGTTCTTCCGCGCCAAGGCCCAAGGCTATGGTCTGCCAGGGTACGAGGATCCCCATTTTATATCATCGCTAGCACAGAGGTATCAGGCCCAAGCCAGCCAAGGACCTACTGGCCTGCTCATGGCGCGGACCATGCTGCAGAATCTGGGGCTGGATTCACCGCAAATGCTGAATACGGTGAACCTCTCTCCCAGAAGAATCCGCGAACAAGAACAGTTCCAGACTCGGATGCAGAGTGCTTTCGGATTGAACCCTGCGGCCATTCGCCGTTGGGCGGAGGAATTCCCGCTGCTTCAGGCCAGGGTTGGCTCGTTCTTCCAACTGCTTTGGGTGAAGATAGGTACGCTAGTTTCGCCCTATATTCTGGGAGCACTGAACTTAGCTACAGCGCTCATGGAGCGGTTTGGCGGGGTTATTGGGCGTGGGCTGCAGAAAGGTGCGGAAGTTGGCACGTACTGGATTGGTAAACTATTCGGACTGTTCTATGTATACGGACCGCTGGCGTTCCTAAGTATGGAATCTGCAGCACTGAAGATGATGAGCATTATCGGCCATCTTGGCATCATGATTGCGGCGCTCTATAAGAATACTATAGGCAGGTTCCTTAGTCCAACGCTTGGTTCTATGGCCGCTCAAGTACCGCAAGCCTTGGGGGACGCTTCCTTGGGTGCGGAAGCCGTCACGAACTGGGTTGCCAATAAGGTAGGCGGGGCTGTCGTAGATCCGTGGCAGCCAGGCAGCCCAGCTAAGTCTAACCAAGTGCCAGCAGCCGTTAAACACAGAGCCACCCATTCGGTACATAATCGTATAAAGTCACGCCATATGGGCTTCGATCCGTTCGGTATAGACGAAGCCTTGAATCCAATGCTGCAGCACGGTATAGACAATCTGAAGTTCTGGTTTCGGCCGCTACCTGACCATCACTACGGTCTGGACGATCTGACGGAGGGCTACCGCTATATGCGTGGCGGTGGTGGAGGCCACCAGCAATATATCCAGAAGCGGTCTGCCGACATCCAGCACCAGCAGCGAGCTATAAAGCAGTGGCAAGCTAGCGGAGCGAATCCACGTACACGTCCAGTTACGCCCGATATCCCTTCTGCCCAAGGCGGCAACCAAGGACCAGAGGACTCCAACTTCATCACCGCTTTCACCGATCCCAAGATTGCTGAAATCGATAAGCAGATCGCCCAAATCAACACAGGCTCTCGCCAGAAAGACTGGGACAAGATATGGGGCGATATGCTGAACGAGATCAAGGGTCTCCGCCAGGATATCGACGAGAAGTCAGGTGCGGTTGGCTTCCCTGAGTTCCGTGCCCTGATGAAGTTGCTAGGTCGGGAGATGGGCTCCGATATTCTGCGAACCTCGTATAAGGGTGGTGGGTAGCTCCAGCTGGAGCGAGTAGTATGGGGACCTTCCGCGCATATACACTTAATAGCAAACAATACGTAGAGATAATTGCTACTGCTCTACCCGCCACAGATCGTAAGTGGGCAGGACTGTATGCACCTACTATACTAGGTAATATGGTAGACGGCGAATGGTTCTACTTTTGGGGCGCATACGCTCACTATGATTCATTTACTATAGACCTAGATCACCCGCAGAATACAGGGCCTTTCGTCTGGAGCAGCAGAGCACCGCTACCCAACTTCGTGACTATCACAGACCTAGGTGGAGGTAACTTCAATTGGACTGTGCTCGTTAGCGGACCCAACTTCGACAATAGTAACGCTCAGCTGCCTGGAACGTTATACTTGATGAGCGGTGGGGTGCTATATCGCGCATATGTTGAAGTTATGACTGATAGCGAGAATGCATTCGTTCTGTCCGGTAGCGCTATGAGACGGAGGTTTACCGCAGAAATAGTATGGCGGCCTGGATTCCAGTATGTATCGTTTCCAGGGCCTACAACATTAGGGGCTCCAGCAACCTACGAGTGGATAGTGGTTCACGAAGATGGGAGCTCTGAATCGGTTTCTACGCTCCCAAAGCTAGATATAGACCCTCTCAAGCCAGCGTCGGGTGGGTTGTACAATACAGGACAAAGTCCATATCTACCTAAGCTATACGCTCACACCTTAGACAGCCACGGTACAGAGGCCGACTGGTATCCGTCGAATGCTGGAGGTATCTTTGGATCATTTGGGTTCTACTGGAACTACTTCATCCCTACCGCCAAAATCAAGGTAGATAACGGTACTAACCTCGGTTCCGGTAACTGGAGCGTGGACGACACCTTGGCTATTCTGGACGCTTCGGACTCGTTCGATCCCGACGGTACTATCGTAAACTATCATTGGATGATTGGATCTCCGCTCCAGAAAACGTATGATACTCCGGGACCCATCCTTCCGCTTGACTTCGACGAAGGCTATCATAACTTGATTCAAGTACAGGTAACGGACAACGAAGGCTTCCAAGCTACTAGTCCGTATATCTCGCTACAGGTAGGAATCCGTGCTCGGCTGCTCTACGATAAGCATCTTCGTGCCCTATACTACTTCTATGCGGGATATCCGTTGTTCGTCAAGTGTGCTACTTCGTTCAACTTGGCTAGCTTCGATACTTCCCAGGCAGTGTACACGTATCTGCACTTCTTTACCTTCGGAGAGCAGGCCATAGCGGCCACTAGCGCACTAGCAGCCTTCATGCTAGGCTCCATGCCTGCAGTAGCCTATACCTCCGGAGACTACGGTATCCAGTTATTCTACTCCAAGGATCATGGCGCGTCGTTCGTGCATACTCCGCTCTACGCAAACGCAGGGCTTTACGGCGGACTTTACAACGAACACACACGATCGCTCTTCATGCTGGGTATCACTACATACGGAGGACCTATTCGCCGCTTTTGCGCCCGCTACAATGGAGCGAACTGGACCACCGAACCAGCCGTAGACATACCTACGCTACCTTCAAGCAGCGTGGCGAATTGGCACCTTTTCTGGAGAGGCTCCACGTTGATGGTTGTGGTGGAGCACGACTCCGTAATCGAAATGTATGCCTCCAAGGATGACGGCTATACCTTCACCCTCCAGCACACCATTCCTGGCGGATATTCCCCGATGAGCGCCCGGTGGAATGATCATACACTGTCGGCGTATATCCTGTCCAGAAAAACGGGCGACCAAACCAACGTTTATAGGATCGTGGCCCGCACCAATGGCAATGGGGATTGGGCGCATGACGATATAGCCCCAGTTAGCGGGATTCTAGCCGACTCTACGGGACTGGCGCACGAGATCGGCCAAGGGTCCGCCTATGCGATTTCTCGCGCTGGAACGGCTTTAAACGCTGTGATTTCGAAGGATGAAGCATACAGCTACTCGGGGATTTGATCATGGCAGACGAACCGGCTACCAAGATCGAACTAGATCGAATGGAGGCACACTTTCGCGAGCTACTGACGGCAGAGCGGGATGCTCGCCAGACACAACAGACTACCAATAAAGAAGCCTTAGACTTGCAGGCGAAAGAGTATGGACGGCGATTAGATGAGCTGAACCATGCACACGCGACTGCCCTAGAGGTACAATCCAAGACTGTAACGAGAGAGATGTTCGATCAGTATCGAGAGAGCCAAGCGAAGGAACAAGCCTCGTTCGAGCATGAGATTCAAACGTTCAAGGATTCAGTGAATCGATTCATCACCCAAGAAACGACTAAGTCGATGGAGTATGCGGGACAGTCTGCTCGCAGTTGGGCGGTTGGAATGTTGATTCTGTCGGTGATTGCTACTGTCATTCTGCATTTTATTTTCCCTGCAACAACCGCATTTCCTAAGTAAAAATGCCCTACAATCAATCCACGGAAAACCGAATACGGGTCTACAATGCGAACTCCATCCCGAACTTGGATCGTAACTCCTACGCACACGCGGTGGACCTCACCAGCGTAATGGGCCGCAACTTCGGGCAGAGTGCGGATAACCAGAATGTAGGCATGGGCTTGGCTGGCATTGGCAACTCGCCGAACACTTGGTACGGACAACCACAGTTCAATGCGAACGAACTGTCGTGGTTCCGCTTGGGGCCGGATGGTACCTTCTATCAGGGGATGGATTCGCTGGGGCATACCAACGAACTCGGGCTCCAAGGCTTCATGCTGGTGCGACGAGAGTTGCCGTACGACTGCCAGATCATCCCCGCGAAGACTGGCGATACGCAGCCCATCGGTGCCCTCGGCTTCAACCCGATGCATTGGATTCCCACAACTGGACTTACACTACCAAATGGGCAGAGTGCATGGAAAACGGTAGGTTCATCTACCAGTCCACTGGCCACGCGGATTGCCCACCTTACGCAAGCGCCCAACCAACGCGTGATTGCAACTAGTGTGGAGTCGGCTCCAGCGGACCTATCCTTCATGGTTCCGATCGACTTCATGGGGATTGCGGAAGGACATCTAGTCCCACCCTACCTCCGCTATACGTGGGCGAATGGGAAGTATGCCATCCTCTTGATGCACAATCACTACCCAGTGATTGAACGGTGGACTAACGATCCCGCGTGGAATAATGGCATTCCCAGTTTAGCGCCCTGGCGAACGCTCTCCGCTACGGCTAAGATTCGCATGGATGGCCCTAAGCAGCACTCCCATATGGTGCTGATTGTGCGGCAAGTAGGCGGCATGCTGGTCGTAGACTTGGACTTCGGCGACTTCTGCTATCGCGAATGGATCGCGGACATCATCGCGCCCACACTCTCTGCGGACACCCCATGGGGTAGCCCAAGCAACCAAGATATCCGCATTCGGGATATCTCGTGGGATCAAGGCGTATACTCTGTAGAGCTCTACGGTGCACTGGCCACTGTGGGCTACGCAGCTATTGTATATCGAGATGTACTCGTCCCAGGACAACCGGCAACCGGACTGTCGGGCACATTCGAACAGTTCATCGCCACTACCTACGCTCCACCAGGCGGGTCTGCCAGTGGGGGCGGATCGGCAGCTGGTTGGATCCGTAAGAACACCAACGTAGACATTCAGAGTACCTGGACCACGGCCAACAAAGGTGGCTTGCTGCATACCCGCGTGACGCTGAATGCCGACGACCCTGAATATGTAGGGGCTGCTCCCGGTATCCATACTCCGGTTGTCTATAGATATGTAACTAGTACTACCAATCTTCTTGCTCCGGGAGGCCCACCCTACTTGGAGCTCCAGCAGTTCCTGAAAGGGTCGGGTAGTATTCAGTCTGGGGAAGAAGATGCCGTAATGGCGGAGGCAGACTTTACCCTCGACCGTGACCGGATGCAAGATACACCTGGGTATAGCACATGGCAAACATATCTGCAGGATCGACATCTGGTGACCTGGGAGCAGCAATGGACGGACTCCGCCCAGACTCCAGGCGGCTTCGTAGAACTCTTCCGTGGGTACATCTCCGGTATTGACGAGACTTCCGGATCCGAACCGTTCGAGTTCGACGCCACCGTCCACATGCAGGACATGATGATGTGGCTAAGCGAAGGCTACGCGGTTGTAGATGAGCGATACTTGCCGCTGGATTGGTTAGTGATGCAAACTGGCGAACCTCTCTATGGCACCGCTGGCTTCCGCTACATGATTAAGCTGGTGTTTGGTCAGGACGAAGCGGACAAGGTCAACGGTGGACCAGACAACGATCTACGTTGGTTCTCCGCAGGACATGCGGCCCTGATTGACGGCATCAACGATCAGTATGGTATTGTTCCTTCGCTGACCACGCTCCAACTCCAACCAGCCACGCGCAGTGGATTTAAGTACCCACCGCCACGTGGAGATAGTGTGCTCTCGTGGGCGAACACGATCCGCGAACAAGACAGGGCCGTGATTATATATGGCATCCCTCCGGGGCAGACCACGCGCTGCTTCATGTATGGGCGGCTGGACCTCATCGAAGCGGAACGGGCTGCTCAACCATTGATCGAACTATTCGATACGAACTACACCACCGCTTCGATCAACGGTCTGCTGGGCGAGATGTCTACGCATACCCTCCCCGGTACCTCGTACAACGTGATCGAAATCATCTGGGGCGGAGGCGTGAAGGCTAGCCAGATGGGCATCCTTCCGCCAGCTTTCGTTGTCAGCGCACGCTTGCCGGACACCGATCCATACAACTCTCCTGCTTTAACCGGCGAGCGGAAGCTGGTGATGCAACTCGAGTGGGTCACGGATCGGCGTATGGCGCAGGAGATTGCAGACTACACGGTCAGCTTGTTTGCTAACACTCGTCACGAAACTATCCAATTGAATGCTTTGCGTGGCGTGCAAGGGACAGACTTCGGCAGACTCTGTGCACCGCGCCTGAACGGAACCTATTCGGATACTACGATCAACTTAAACGCCTACGGCAGTGGGAGCACAGTTCAACCAGACAGCGAGTTGCTAATCATGCACTATCGCCACGACTTCGCCTTCGATGGCGATAGTCCGGACAGAGCGTTCACAACTAACCTAAGTTGCCGCTTCAAGACAAGAGTCGCGGGGGTATAAAATGGCCGACGTCACCGGACACCAATGGCAAGAACGACTTCGCGGGATGGCCGTACGCAAGGCCGTAGACCAATCCATCAAACTAGGGCCGCTACGCGAAGCAACTCTGTCGGGCTCCAACCCACCCAGCGTAGGTACCAGCGGCATGTTTGAGCAAGACGGCACCTTCAAAGGCTGGATGCGTTGCGGAGATTTGCCAGGCTCCGCGAAGCCATTGATATAGAACGCGGAGCACTCTCTCCAGAAGATGGCCGCTCTTCTGGCAGAGATCTCCGCCCGACTCGTATAGGATACCATAATGACTACCACACCAGCATTACAATTAGAAAATGACTTCATTGACGGAACTTCAATATCGTTCCCGAATGGTACTCCTATACCCGCTGGATATCTGAATCAGATATCCAATGACTTAGATACGTTCAGCCAGAGTCTCTGCGCGGCACTTGGGGCGGGGTTGTTGGCTTGGCCTTCCAATACTTCGTTCGCCCTTAGCTTAGGTACTGGGGCGAATGTGAACGTAGCTAGCGGAGCAGGAATTGCCTATTCCTCGGCCCATGGCGCATGGGTACCTCTACGCAGCGCGTCCGGGCGTTCGAATGCGGTGGCAGGTGGTATCCCCGCTGGTACTTGGTTCCTCTTCGCTGCGGCCGGATTCTCCAGCACACCTACGCTGGACTCCATGCAGAGTGGGTATAACACTATTGCCTACGGTGCCACAGCGGTGATGGACGGCGGAATACTACTTGCCAAGGCAGTCTCTACTGGGAGTGCCATAACAACATTGACGGACATGCGCGATCAATCTAGGTTGGTGCCCTGGGATCCGTTCGGTATGGACCCGAATACTTCTACTGGTCTGGTTTTTGGTACTAAGAAAGGTGTAACTAAAGACAGTAGTAGCGTGTACCACTTAGTAGCCGCCACTACCTCCACCCTAGCTGCCAGCACCGCGAATCAGTTCCTGCAGGTGAACCCAGCTAACGGAGCACTCTCCGTCACCACCACGCCCAACAACGCCTACGTATCGCTCTGGAGTTTTGACACTGATGGCGCTAACATTACGAGGGCGGATAGACTCTTCCCCGCAGCACAAATTGGTGGGGCTGCTGGAGTCGCCACCCTAGGTACCACCGCACCAGTTACAAACACGGGCACTTCAACCAACCCAGTAGTAGCCTTGACTGCTGGTGGAGTCGACGATAGCTTCCTAGGCAACCGTACTATTGACCAGACGCAAGTTCCGGCTACGGATACCGACACGCCCACGAAGTTGCTGTCTTACCTGGCGAACCGGATTAAACATATCACCAACAAGGCCAACTGGAAGACGGATGGCGACATCCAGTTAGACGCCGTGGCAACTCACGTAGCGGCAGCGGCTCCACACTCCGGACACTTGAAGGCGGACGGCTCCGTGGCACTGAGTGGGGCGCAATCTCTTGGTGGACATAAACTCACGAACGTTCAGGATGGTTCCTCAGCGCAGGACGCCGCTACCTACGGACAGCTGACTGCTGTAGCCGGTGGGTTCCTGCCTCGTCTAGCTGCAGTCTGCGCTGCTACAGGTAACGTGAATATCTCCAGTCCAGGGACCAACGTCTTCGATACCGTCTCAGTCAGCAATGGAGACAGCGTTGCGCTCATCAACCAAACGACTACAACCGAAAACGGTATCTATATATTCAATGGCAATTCGTCCGCCATGACGCGTCGTTCGGACTTGGATAGCTCTGGAGAGCTCGTGCCTGGCATCCGGGTACCGGTTAGCAGTGGGGCCACGTACGGTCACAAAGCCATCTATATCTACTCCGCTGGCACAATGGGTACGGACCCGATCCTCTGGACAATAGATGCTTCCAATGCGGGCGGGGAAGCGAACACTGCTTCCAGCCAAGGCTCAGGACAATCTCTCTTCTACCAGAAGAGCGGAGTTGACCTTCAGTTCTATGGGATTGCTGCGGCAGACAGTACGGTTGCAGTAGCGTTGGATGGCACCAATAAGAACGTGACAGTGGGTGTGAACCAAGCGAACCTGGACGTGGCGAACTTCACCAATCCAGTCGGGCCAACCAAGGGTGGAACCGGGCTGAGCGCGTTCGGCATCGGCAGCTTCCTGATTGCCACGGCAGCAAACGTATGGAGCGCGCTCGCAGGGAACACCACTACAACGCGCAAATTCCCGGTTAGTGTAGGGGTAGCTGGAGTAGCGACCGCACCTTTTCTGGACACGATTCAGCCGGGTGACCTACCTGTCATGGGGGCCAGCGGGGGAAGCCACGCACCAGGGGCCGCGCCCGATCCGGGGGCTACTGCGGGAGCGGTGCGCTTCCTATGTGAAGACGCAACTTATAAGATTCCTGGAGCCGCGACCACGCCAGCAGCCGTGCCGCTTACAGATGCTGCTACAATTGCTACCGACGCGTCTACTGGAGTCGTGTTCTTCGTGTCCAGTGCAGTAGACCGCACCATGGGCGTACCAACAAATGCTGCGGTTGGAATAGCCTACAATTGGTTCTGGAAGAATACGGATAGCTCCGCACATACACTAACTCTAACGACCAGCGGAGCAGGCAGCTTCCGCTATGGGAACAATGTAACAGTACTCCCTTCGGTACCAGCCGGCAAACTGCTCCGCTTTACTGCAATGTTAGATCCAATAGATGGCAAGTTGGGCGTATCGGCTTACGATATTTTCTAAGGATACCATGCCAAACTACGTAGTAAGCGGAGCAGGGGATGCGGGATATAACGGTACCTACATTGATATAGGAGTAGCCTACCCAGGTTTCACTCCATATGTTGTCTACCAGTTGGACAGCACTCACTTCCTGTTCAATTCCAGCGGATTCTGGTATCTGTCTTCCTCGGTGGATAGCGCTGGTATCAGCGGAAACACCCATTACTACCAGAGCGATGGCGGCAACCCATCAGTAGTAATACTTGGACCCTACGTGAATGCAGGCGGTATGACAAATCCTGCACCCACCGTTGCCGTCGCGGGGGCTGCAACCCACACAGGTGACATGTTCCTTGGCGGATAGAGGAGATCTCTCCCAGAAGATGGGGCCATTCTTTGGAGAGGGTCCTCCGCTGTTGGTGCTCTGTTCGGCCGTAGCCCGCTTGGGCCGACGACGGGCCGCTCGACCAAAACCGGCGAGCCCACTTGGGTGGTTGGGCGTGAACTCGGCGGTTTTGGAAGCGGAAGCGACAGCCATTAGAGTAGCGATAGAGCAGCAAAGCCGCTCTATCGCTGTTTTACGTTTGCGGCGTCTACACGTTCCACTAAACGCAGATCTTCCTCGGGGAAGCGGACTTTCCAGTCTACGTTATACCCCGCCAATCGCACAGTCAGCCCACCGTGCTCGCCATGAACAGCAGAAACTTCGCCAACGTCCCCATGGACCTCAGAATGGTCCAGCACTTGTACCATATCTCCAACTTCGAATTTGCTCATTATATACCCCGCAAGCTTACTCTATGTAGGCGGCTTCCCCGAAGGCTTGCGCCATGTACGGTGGAACGCCGTTGCCTATAGCACGATATAGCTCAATCTCCCACTTGGTATATGAGCCTTCGAACCACGTAGGTTTCCTGTACCACTGCTTGGGAATCTCGAAGCCCATGTAGTAGGCGCACTCTTCAAGAGTAGGTTTGCGGCCGAACCAACGAGAAGCACGGCGACCGTCGGTAGCGCACCCCTTATACTCCGTAGCGCCAATTCCAGGACAGAGATCGTATTCGTGATAGTATCGCTTGTAAGGCCTATGAACCTGTGGCTCTGGATACCTACCCCCAATGATACGGTTCCGGCACATGTTGGGCGTTGGGAGGAATTGAGCAGCGTTGTAGGCTCTACCCCATGTATTGCCGCTCTTGTGCTGTGTAGTCACGTTCTCTACCCAAAGAAGTGGATGCGGAAGCTGAAGCGAATACTCCAATAGGTCCGTCATATCTCGCGTGAAGGCTATCCCAGCAAAGTCACCTGTAGGAACTCCGGCTGTTCGCGATGATGAACGCCACTGACAAGGCGGGGAGGCCCAAATTCCTTCGTATCCCGATAGGTCTTGATCCAGCACATCCCCAATAATACACTCGCCAGCGCCAACGAATGTAGAAAGGTAGTGGGCGATCGGGTTGAGTTCAATACCTACACAGAAGTGGCCAGCCCACTCCAAACCTTGGCGAGCCAGCCCAGCGCCGTCGAAGAGAACCGCTATTTTCATACTTAAGTAAGGATCAGTCGGTTAACCAATTCAATGATTCGGTTAGCGTCGGTACAGTCGGGGCCATCTACTGCGAAGTTCCACACTATGGATTCCTCTGGCAGGAGTTCGTTGGCATCCAGCCGGTCGTGGAGGCACGAGAATGGTGTATTCGCAGACTCTCCCGCATTTGTACGGCGGATAGACTCTTCTCGCGCGTATTGCCGATCAGAGTCAGATAGCGACGCGTAGATGGCGTTCGCGGCAGCTTGGATTTCTTTCAGGGTCATGAGAGCACCTGCTTGCTTTTGGCGAACAAAACGAACATCATGTGAGGCTCCCCAGCCTCTACTTGCTTGCGCATTTCGGATTTATCCGCTTCGCTAGCGCGTAGTTTTTCAATGACTTCAAGCGCACGTTCCTTGGTGAATGGCTTCATTGATTTGGAGCTCCCGAACAGTTATTCGACCGTCACCAATCATTATAACCGATCAACACTCGTTTGAGGGGCTTTTCCAGAAAAAATAATATTATTTTTTCAACCCCCTCCTCGGGAGAGAGTACTCCGTGTGGTTCATTCAGCCCTCCGTACCTTCACTCTCCTAATTCCAGGCTTCGTAACAGGCGTGGCCTTCTTCAATCCAGCCGCTTCCCACAGATTCACTATATGGTCCGTAGCCCCATATAAGTAACGCGGAGCGCCCCGCCCAAATGGATTCTCCGTGCGGGTCTTGGTGACTGCTCCCAGAAGATAGAGGTCTTCCAGTTGGTCGCGCAATGTTGAGAGGGGAATATCCAACTTCTCGCAGAGCGGTTCGATGAAGAAGTCTCCGTCATTACAGAATGCGGCCACCGCTTCCAGATTAAACCCCACGCAAGTATCCAAGGCTACGCGACTTACGATAGAGTAGTTGTCTTCGTCCAGCTTAGGTGTGTGGGACAGCAGCGAGAGCCCGTAGGTTAGCTTAGTCAATTGCTTGCCAATGCGGGTACCCATTTCATGCTGGGGACGGTACTGCAACTTCTCTTGCCCGCCCGACCAGGCTCGGTTCACATTAGCGCGAAGGATGCCGACCAGCGAAGCCAGCGCTACAATCTTCGTGATGAGCCACTCCGGCATGGCGGGTAGCGTATACGGATCTATCTTTACCTCCACGAACCTACGTACGATGTCGTGAAGGTCCTCGCGCATGCCAATCTCTTGGCCTACGTTGCCTATGGCGGTGCGGATGGCGGCGTCCGCGTTCGGGTTGTGGCCTACTCCCTTGACCAAGTGGAACATCAAGAACCGCTCGCCAAGGGCTGCGGTTCGCTCACCGAACACGGCATGCGTCACGCCGCTGATCATGTTGAATTGGACTTCGTAGTTGCGCACCAATCCGTTGCCGTAGTGCTTGGTGACGGAACCGTCGTAGGCTCCGCGTAGGGTGCCGTAGATTTCGTCGCGTTGGGTGGCAGGCAGGTTCAGTATCTCGGTGAAGTCCTTCAACACGAATGTCTTCTTGTTCAGCCTGGGGAGCAGGGACGGATCCCCACCGCCCCGCGTAGCGAAGCCGCTAACTAGGCTATGCGCCGTCAAGGTACTGGCGAAGTAGCAACTAGGGCAGCCGCTGAGAGGCATCAGGAGTTCCGTCTTCGCCGTCCCTGGAGGAGATACGATATGCATCCAGAGCGGATCCCCACCGATCTGGTTCGAGAGCACCACGGCGAAGATTAGCTTAAGGCCCGTCACCATATCGTCCGACATCTTCAGGTGCTGCCGGAACACAGATAGTACTTGGTCGAAGGTTGGGCGTTCGGTGGAATCTGGGGGCGGAAGCGATTCTATATGGGCAGCTTGCTCCGCTTGTTCGTTGATTTGGGCTTCGGAGACATAGATGGTAACTAGGGATTGGAGTTCCTGGTAGGTACCTCCGCTAACCACAAAGTCGCGGATGTCGAACTTATTAGGAAGAGAGGATGGCCACTTGACATGAAGGAAATCTTTGGCATGTCCGGCGAGTTTGCCGGCCAAACGATCGGTGCCCTTGACTCCGCCCGCGTCATGGTCGAAGCAGCATATGACGGTCCGCCCCGACACATACTCCGACCAACGATCCTTCCATACTCCTGCTCCGGGCACACCAATTACAACGCCTTCAGCGGAGCTCTGCTCCAGAAGATGGCGTAGGGCTATCGCATCCCATTCACCCTCGCAAACGTAGACAGGTTCGCAAGCCTTGGCTAGGTCCAGCAACGCAGCCAAGTTCCATATAGAGAGTTCCAGACCCCAGATGGACTCTAGCTTGAAGTCTTCGCCGCACCGACGAAAGTTAACGATTTTTCCGTGGCCATTGTAGATCGGGATGTACCAATGGACGCCATCGTGAACAATGCCAGTTGATTGTAGGACTTGCGGTGGTAGGTGGCGGCTAGCGGCTAGTTCGGCTAGCCATTCGGGCACCAGACTAGAACTTAGTTCAGTCCCATTTAGTTGCGCGGTGGGAGTGGGCTGCGCGTACATGCGGTACCACTCCGCTAAGAACGTATAGGTATTACCGTTCAACCCACAGGAGCCAGCCTTGCAATCCCACTGACCCGTTGCGGCGTTGATGTACAGCTTCTTGCGTCCTCCACAAAAGAGGCAGTCGCCGTAGTATTCGTCTCCCGCATGATTATCCGCGTGATATTCGAAGCCTAATGCGATGAACGGTCTAAGTTTGGGAGGAACTTCGGATGAGCTCCTCGCCATTAGATAGTTGCTCCCTCCAAAAGTAGACCGCACTCGCGCAACTTGTCCAGCAGATAGGTGCCCATGCAATCGTCTACCAACTTCATAGTGGTGCCGAGTTCGTCATACGAAGAAATCCACGAAGGCTTGAGCGGCTCCGGGAAGTACATCTTGGCTCCCTCAATCCACCCTTCGCGAATCCACCGACCAAGCTGCTCAGCGGAGGGACGGTCACGGAGGGCTAGCTGGGCAAGGTCGGATAGCGTCAAGCCGGTATTCTTCTGAACTTGAACCACGCGATCATCCCATAGGGACTGCATGCGGAAGTCCTTCACGTTCGTCACCGGCAACTCTAGGCCAATGTGCTGCGCGCACCACTTCTCGACTACATCCCTGGCCTTAGAAGCATCGCGGGTGGGGTCGTCGCGGACGGATACCCGACTGGTGAAGATCCGCACGTCGTGGCCGCTGCAAACCCACTCGCGCACCCTAGAGACCATAAGCGGGATCGGTTCGCCAATGTAGTTGATACCTTTCCAAGAATCATACTCGGCCAAGGTACCGTCGAGGTCTACACCAATCCAACCATGCCGCTTGACCATCTCTCCCAGAAAAACCGGAGCTCCATTTTTCTGGGCAGCATTCACCGCGTACTGCTGGAGGTTATGGAGAGTGTGGTTTGGGTCAGTGGGGTGGGGTTTGGCTTCCATCCACAAATAGACATCCTTGGCTCCTTCCACTTCGCGGAGGTAGCTACAGAACTTGGCTAGGTCCAAGCTGGGGCGGACTACATTCTCAGGCTGGAGGAAGTATGGCTTGGTGAGGGCGAACATCTTCGTGGTGCCCGAAGGCGTCCACATGAGCATCTGGTGCATGCGGTCCGAACGGACCTTGCGAATGGCGAACAAGCAGCCATCATACTGCCCGACGCCGCTGGTAATCTGGAAGCGATGGTCGGCTTCCTCGAGTTGGATGCCTTTTGGCTGTGGGGTGGGGGCGGGCTGCGGGGTTTCGGTGGACTCGGTTGAACTAGTTGTCTGACACATAAATATAGGCTCCTTCTACGGCTTATCCGACTTGGCTATACGTCGATCGCTACCTTATCATCCCAGGACGACACGCAACGCTTAAACTCAACCGGCATGGGGACATCAATGCGGCCTTCGTTGTCGGACATGATATCAATCATGCCGCGAACCAGCCAACGGTAGGCATCTTCCTGGTGTACTTCGAAGATGATTTCGTCATGCACTGGCATGACAACGTAGGCGCGAGCGCCAACCTCCTTGAAGTACTTCTCGCACCGGACCATGGAATCCTTCACCATACAGGCTGCGGTGGATTGAATCATGTAGTTGACCGCTTTGTAAGGCTTATCTTCCTCGATGTGAACCTTACGACCGTATGGGTTCACGATGTACCCATCCCGCGATGCTTGCTTGATGAGCATATCCATATACTGCCGCATCTCTGGGAGCGCTCCGCTCAGTTCGCGGAGGAATTGGGTGGCTTCCTGGAGCGAACAGTAGAGGAGCTCCGTAATGGTGCTTGGCCCTCCACCATAGATCATAGCGAACATGATGACTTTTGCTCGACCCCGACTGTTACTCTTGCCGACGGACTTCTCTGCCTTGACGATGTCGTAGTTATGTCTGGCCAGAAAATGGTCCGCCAACTCCTGGGAGCGTTGGGAGTAGAATCCATAGGTCATAGCGGCCTTGGAGTTCCACTCATACTCCTGCCAGAGCGCGGCCACTTCTGGGGACGAAGGTTCGTTTCGACCTAGGTCCAGCGCATACGAAGCCGCCTTCAACGCGGAGGGATTGTTGCGCCCACCCCAAGCCTTGTTTGCGCAAGCGGAGTTGGGGTCTCGTCCGGCGGATATCTCTTGGAGTAGGAAGGGGATTTGCCCAATGGAGGCGAAGAGACGCAACTCCTGCTGTGCATAATCTCCAGCGTACCAGACGTGACCAGCACGAGGGCCGAAAGGTATCCTTGGACGATAAGAACCAATGTTCGCGTGTGCTGTCTTCGGGTTACCGACTTGCTGTAAGTTCGGATTGTTGCAACTGAGCCGGAACGTGGTAGTTCCGCATTGATTCACCGATGGGTGGACGCACATACCTCCCGGTGCCAGCGGGTCCGGCAGCATGAGTTCAAGATACTTATCGAAGAAGAGTTTGATCGCCTGCTCCGCAGCCCGGTAGCCTACGAGCTCCAACACGAACGGTTCCGTCATGAGTTCGCGGAGGGCATTCTTGTCGGTGGAATATTCGCCGCTGTCCGATGTTCGCGTGGTCGTTAGGCCTAATCCACCTTGCTCTGGCGGGTTGTACAGCAAGCGGCGAAGCTGAAGCGGAGAGTTGGGATTGAATACCAAGTCTTCAAGACTAACTACAGTGGCATATGCTTCTGGACTGTGCGGCCGCAGCCCTTTCTCTTCAATCATCCGCAACATCGATTGATGGTGCTTGTTCAACGCCGTTCGTGCCTTGGCCAATTCCTCTTTGACTTTTTCTGGTGAGAGTCGCATCCCTCGGCGTTCCAACTTCACCATGATCGGCCAGAGTTCACGCTCCGCCTCGTACCCCGCTGCCAGCAGAGGATCGTTGGCGAACTTCTCCTGATAGTAGAGATGTAGCCCCATGGTACGGAAGGTATCCATGCGACAGTACTGCTCGCAGCCTTCGGAATCCAGATTGAAGCACTTAGGGAGCCAGTAGTCCTGTTCCGCTACTTCGCCAAGTTTAATTAGCGGAGAGTTGGTTTTAGCAGCTTGCCGATTGAGCGATTGGCAATGTCGCCGCCACTTCTTCACTTCCTCGCGAAGGGTAGACTCATCGTCGATCGGGATGCCGAGATACTTGCGGGCGAGCGGCTTGAGTTGGTAGGTATACTCCAGATTGTAAGCCACGCGGGCCTCAATGTGGGTGTCGTGGATTGGCCCGGCCATGGGGATACCCAGTGTCTCCAGCATGAAGCAGTCGAACTTCGCATTATGGAAGATTTTCGGTAAGTCGCTCCGGGCACACAGTGCCCGAAGCCACTCTATATCTTCTTCCACCACTTCTGGTTCCCTGGTATACGGATCCACACCCCACTCCACATAAGCGGTGTTGCCATCTTGATCGCACAGTCCCACGGCGAACGGCTTATCGCCGTGCCAATGCATAATTCCGCTTGTTTCGGTGTCTATGGCGACAGCTTCGGTTGGGTTGAACTTGCCTATGTCCATTATATAGTCGATTCGCTAGTCGCGGAGCATCTCTCCCAGAGAATGGGCCATCCTCTGGCAGAGGCGCTCCGCGTGCCACCTATAGTACCCAGAACTTATCGTACAATGCTAGTGCGCTCGCCCGTTCGTCGAGCGTCATAGCCCGAAGTAGGTTAATACACCGCTGGCACACGTCGGCAAGATGGGTGGATTCTGTCGGGTCGGTTCGCGCTTGGTTAACCTGCTGCTGGCAGAAGTCTAGGTGATCATCTTCGAGGTTCCAGTCGTCGATCACGATATGTAAGTGGCCACCTGTACTGTGTAAATTGTATACCTCAGCAATTGCGGTGGCCGATTGGTATACCAAGGTGTTGTCGAGCATAGGAGCGCCATACTTCTGCCAGCAGCCGTAGCACATTAGACGCCCATCCCTCCCGGCATAGTCAGTACGGTGCCGGAGCACTGTTCGGGCAGACTGTTCACGGCGAAGTCGTACAGCTTCCAGACTTCCTCGAAAGTACATCCGCGTCCGAATGGGCTCTGGGAGAAGTACTTGGTGGCTTGCTCTTCGGACATGCCCCGCGTCCGCTGGAGCTCACGGATGGCTTGCGCCTTCATCTCCGTGTCGTCAATGCCGCCAGGGGCGATGGAGCACACAACGATGGGCAACCGCCCCGCGAACTCCTTCGCGAAGACCTTCGTCAAGGCATCCAGTCCAGCCTTCGAAGCACAGTACCCAGGGCTAGCTCGGAGGCTAATTTTGGTGCCCATGGACGAAGTGTTCACAATGCGGCGAAGTCGTTCTCGGGGGACGGATTCGTCGTTTTTAACTCGACGGGCGAATTCCCGGCAGAAAAGGAACGGAGCCACCAGGTTCACATTTAAAACGGCGCTGAAATCCCCCAAGGAATGGTTCTCGAGGAAGTCGATCTTGGTCATGCCTGCATTGTTAATGAGGACGTCGATTGGGCCACCCATGGAAGCTTCAGCCTGGTCGAAGATGTGGTTAAGTTCTTCTTCGAACGAGTATGGTTCGGGGTAGGTGGCGTTGAAGTCGCTCTCGAAGTCCGGTCCGCCCAAGCCCACGCCGAACACCTCATGCCCTTGCTCCAGCAGTCGTTCCCGGATATAGGCTCCAATGCTGCGCGAGCAGCCTGTCATTAAGATTCTCATTCTTTCCGTTCCCTTCTAGTGTCTACCTGCTTCGACAAGCGGGAGAAATTCTCCATATCGTCGTAGGTGTCTTCGTTGTAGTCGTACGGTCGAGCCGCACGGACAGCCTTGATCATGACCATGACCAATCCCGCTACATGTGGCGGAATGGCGTGTGGTAGCTTGATGTTGTAGTGTGCCTCGATGAGTCCAGTGAGCGCGATGCCCGTAGCGCGGAAGGAGTCGTTGGCGTCGCCGTAGACCTTGGACCTCTCGGCGGTGATGGCGTCTAGCTTTCCGTTGCCATTTAAATTGCGTTTAGAGCCATTTACAGGCGACTTGGGCGGTTTGGCGAAGGAAGCGCTGTGGCTCATGATTGGTCTCCTGGAAGGCCATTCATGGCGTCGAAGCCCCACACTTCGGAGAACTTGGCCGCGTTACGTTCCAGCATCTCGGCTTCGACGGGTCGGGTGGGGGTCCAGTTGCGGATATCCTTCGCCTGCTCAAGGTCATCTCGACCGTTACGCGCCATCCAAGCTGGGTTGTCTATTCCGCTAACTTTTCCGGAGAGCGCATCGTCTACAGCCTGCAGTGCCTCTTCCGTCTGATATCGTATGAAAATGGGGCAAGGTGGCATACCATCACTACCCTGGATCCGCTCCACATTCGTCCCGGCGACGGGGCAGCCAACGTACTTCCCCTTCTTGATGCACTTGGGCAAGCCTACCACCGCGAAGAGCGGATCGACTTCCACCAAGCATTTGCGCATGCCCATGATGACAGGTTCCCAAAGGCCAGCCTGTGCGACCCAAGATGCGCGCTTCCCCAGAATATGGATCATCGCGGCCAGATTCACGCTCCACGTGATGTCTCCGGTGGCACCGACGGGGACGAGTTGGCGGCAGTCTTCGATGTGGACTCCTGCTTTCTGCAACTTGCGGTATGCGTCCTGTAGCTGCTTCATTACATCCCGGTAGAACTTCTCCGCCGGAATTGGCGCTGGTACCCAACCATTCTCTCCGTCGTGGACGTGGTTCTCTACCATCTTCCCCTTCAACGACTCCGGCACTATGTACCGACCTTCGTCGTAGAAGGTATCGAATGGGATTACACGCGAGGTCTGCGCCCACCAACTCGAATCGTGGAAGTTGGGAATCTGGTCCATGTGCTGCAACCCCTCCCCAGCCAATAGGTGCTGTATGGGTTCGGGGATGATATCCACCCCAACACGCGGATCCAACTTCGTGCCCAGACGATGGCGCACCAACTGTTCGCGGAGGGAGATCGGGATACCTTGCAGATGGAAGACGAAGTTGAGGTTCTCTACAACTGGGATGCTCTCGGCGAGGATCATCTCGACTTCGGCGCGGATGGAAGCGGCGCAGTCACGAACTGCGTTGGTATCCTTATCGAATCCAAGCATTCTACAGTCGGACAGGACTGCATCGTGCTTCCAACCAAAGGTTGGCATTCCGTCCTTACTGGCTTTCAGAATGCTTTCTATATCCTCGGGGCTCGGCAGTGGCTTGTTCGAGCGCGACTGACGCCAAATGTAGAACAGCGTGCCAACAGGGTGGGATGGGGCGGAGATGAGACTGACTTTCATGATTCTCGGTTCCTTTTTAACGGCTTGGCTATCTTCTGGGAGAGATGCTCCGCAGTTCACGTAACGGGTACTTTGGCGGCGGAGGTTGGTGGGAAGTCCATCCAGCCGTGCTCGACAATACGGACATCCCAGTATTCAGGCATTTCGGCGCACATGAGCTCGGCAGACTCGCGGTCCGCGAAGTGGAGTCCTTTGTTGGGATCGGTGGTCCAGCAGACGCCTTGGGTGTGCTGGTCGATCCGCCACGATATGAATCCGGTGACTCCGTTCGGTGTGTCCGCGATTAGTTCCGGAGTGTACTTGTCCAGGCGCGGTTCGAATGGCGTGCCTTGGAAGTACTGCTCGATCATCCAACAGGTTTGTCCTGGTTCCATAATTTCTCTTCTGTGGTTGGGTCGGGTTGGAGTTACAAGCTAATGGAATGCCCTGCCCGCTTCATGATTTCCTTGACGAGCTCCACCGTCTGGTCAACTAAGGGACGGATGAAGTCGTACCGAGGGTTCATGAATATGGCGGTGTAGTCGCGCATAGTTTGGTAGTTTTCTACCACGGTGGAGTTAGCGTTCGTGACCTCAGCGTAGAGGTAGCTCACCACGGACAGGTAGTCGGCGAAGGCTACGATGGCACCCTCGTTAGTGGAGTCCTTCGCGTTGGCCCACATTACCGCCATGCGCGTGGCGTAGGTCGGGTCTGGGTAGAGCACACTAATGAGGGTCTCTATCTCCTTTTCCGCAGCTGCATCCAACGCATCTTTAAGTTGCGGATTGGAGTATTTGAACGGCCTCTGAAAATCGCCTGTGCGGGCTTCGTCCATGTCGTGAATCAACGCACGACGGAGCACCTGCAGTTCGTCAACGTCGGTGCGGTGGGTCTCCTTGCGAATCCAATCGCAAATGAACATGGAATAGACGGCAACGTACGCGGTGTGCTCTGCAACATTCTCCCGATGCAACACCAAACTGGTCGAATGCCGGTTCACATAGCGAAGCCGGTTCACGTCGCCCGTCAGCAGTGTTCGTATGTTTAGCATTCGGCCTCCACTTCAACCATACGCGGAGTATCCTCTCCAGAGGAGGGCCCAGTTTCTGGTAGGGTTTCCTGCTGGGCAGCCCAGGCTTCGCAAACGGACCAGTTGAAGTGTTGGGCCTTCACCGGCAAATTAGCGAGCTCACCACTGATGCCATATACGCTGGTGAGACGGCTACGATCGTAGATAGAGTTGGGGATGCAGCCGCTGAGTTCGGAGTCCAGGAACAGTGCCAACCTGGAGTACCCAGACAGGAGCCCGTCGCAGCCATGCGTCAACATAACGTTCAAGTGCTCAGCCTTCTTCGTTGGGTGGAAGCCGACGACAAGCTTGCCTAGTCCTCTGGCCGTACCCATCTCCCAAACTGTACCTGTGTCGGGGAGTTCGAGCTCCCTTATAGGCACGGTGATATCCACCTTCAAATCGGTGTATTCGCTGTGCTTCGGTTCCAACTTGCAAGCGCAAATGCGCTCGTTCGGCGGTAACGCATACGCAAGCACCGCCAAGAGCAAATCACACTCCTGGATGGACTGCTCGTTCCAGTTGAAGAGGGGGAGCCAAGCGGCAGGATTCTTGCGCTGGTCCTTCGGGGGTAGGAAGGGCTCGCTGCCGAGTCGAGGGGAGAGGAATTCGTGTCCGGCAGAGGTGATTATGTCTTCAATTGTGGCAATGATGCCGCGTTGGGGCTCGTTGAAGAGCGGTGCGGCTATGTAGATTTTCATTATACTCCTTGAACGGCTTACCCAGGGAGTAGCGCCTACGGCGCTACTCCCTGGTTTAGTTGTGCAACGAACAAACGACTACGCCGTTGGAACTTCCAAACCTTCCGGTTCGACTTCGAGATCGGAGTAAGCCACTTCATGCTTCACGAACTTTCCGTTCGCGCCCGGCACCTTGATCAGGGCAATCTCGGTATCGTCGTCGAGGGAGTCCACGGTGCCTTCGGTGCGAGCACCGTCCAAGTCGAAGAAGGCCTTCATGCCCTTGCGGAGCTCTACTTCCTCTGGAGCAGAAGGTGGTTGCTGCGCCGAAGGCGCGGCAGCCGACTGCTGCACACCATTGGAAGTTGCGGGGGTTGGCCGCTGCACTGGGGCCGGTTCCCCTTCGTCTTCGGCATTGTAGTTGGGGAGCAACTTCACGACCCTTAAGTTCTGAAAGTCGGAGTTGGGTGGGGTCTTGAGCGTGATCTTCATCACCAGGTGCTGCTCGACGAGATCTTCCAGTACGGTCTCGAGTTGGGTCAGGTCAATAGCGGCAGCATCCACACCTAGTGCGGAGAGTCGCCACACCAGCGGCTCCAGGCCACGCTGGCCTTCCAAGCCCAAGTACTCGTACTTCGTGGTGCCAGCCTTGTCACCTTCGAGGAAGGTGTAGCCCCAGCGGATCTGGATCTTACCGGAGTTCTTGGACTCGTCCAAGTCGGCGCTGGTGAGCTCCGCAATGTAGGAGCCGTCCGGTGGGTTCTCGAAGTTGCCCTTCTTGGCCTTCTCGACGGTTTCGGCCCATTCTTGGTTTGCGTTCTTGAGGAATCTGTTGAGGTTCATTCCATGTACCCTTTACCTTTTCGTAGGTATACCTTTGCGTAGATTTGTTGACATTGTGGTGCCGGTCGTACAGCTTGAGTGCAGGTAGTTTTTAGGCCCCTCTTCTGGAGAGAGTCTCCGCAGTCCATAGGTAGTTGTGTGCGCATAGCGCAACCAACTATCGCCTTCCGGCAGGAAGCTTCGCCTTCGTCTCAGAGAGGCCGGTGCGGACCTTCGGTTCCATCGTGTCCGCTTGGAGGTTATTGAAGGCGTCCAAGATGTTGGAGTAGCCTTCGGCGGCTGAAGCGCCCATGGGGATAGAGTGGATTCGCTGTTTGGGATCCTCAGAAGAAACGAAGTGACCATCGACGCGATGGCCGGCATCAACCATATCGCTCCCAGAAATCGTGAGCAACCGGTCGTGACCGTAGTAGCCGTAGTAAGCAATGATGTCTACGAAGCCGGTCACGAACTTGCGCGCTTGTCCGGGCATGGTGGGGATAATCTTGTTGTACTTCCCGCCAGAAGCTTCCTGGAATTCGGACTCCGTGGCGTGGCTGAGGAACATCACGCCACGCCCTGTAGCAATCAGTTCCAGAATGGTGCTGGTGAATTCCTGCTTGATGATGCTCCAGGTCTTGCCGAAGTCGTTGTTGTCGGAGGGGTGATCGAAACCTTCGCGTCGCCCCACGAACTGCACGCACCGCTCGTAAGCGATGTCAATCGTGTCGATCACGATGGTGGAATACTGACTAGTGCCCTTCAGCGCCTTCAGGTAGCCTTTGAAAGCATCCCAAGACGGACACTCCACTTGGTAGATGGAGAGCCCCTTGCCGCCAGGCTCGAACATCATGAAGAGTGCCTCGGGGAATTGAGCCGCCAGGGAGGTCTTGCCAATCTTCCGCTCCCCGTAGATGAGCCAGGTGTAGTCGCCGAGTTCCGGTTTGGGTTCGGAGCGAGTGGTGGGCAAGGCGAAGGCCCCACCGCTAGATTGGGTGGGGGTAGCACCATTAGATGGTGCGAACCGGTTAGTGTCGGTTGGTGGCTGATTGAGCGGGGTACTACTTCTTACGGGGACGGATGCCATTGAAATACATCTCCTTTAACTGCTTTACTGACGGTGGTTGGCTACGCTGTTGGTCTATGAGCGGGATGTCAACATCGTAGCGTATGTAAATGAAACGACAGTCTTCATGGTGAGGTCGGTGGCGGTTGGGGCACTGGAGGCGGAGCTCGGATGGCGTTAGCTTCTTGAAGAGACCTTTAGTGTCGTCTTCCCTTTCCAACACAACCGTAGCCCCACAAGCTGAACACCTTCCAGTTCGGCCAACCCACCACTTGTTAGGTAGACGGGTAGGGTTCAGCTTGTGGGGTTGGGTGGTTGGGGCGGTTGCACTAAACGACATCGGTACCTACCAAAGGTTCACCGTCCGTGCCGACCGCGACCACATTCTGCTCCTGAAGGATCCGCTGATCCTCTGGAGAGAGTTTGGGTTGCTTGCCTGCGGCCTTGCGCTCCGCAATGGCCTTAGTGCAAGTCGGGCAGAGATCGATAATCGACTGCAGCTTCCAACCTGCAGCGACGGCTTGCTGCTTCGCTTCGGCTGCCGAGGCAGCTTCGTAGTTAGCAGTGGAGCCCTCGTGCGGGTCGCCGTTGGAACACTGGAGCGAGAGAACGAATCTTCCGTTTTTCATAATATCACCTACTTCCGTTGCGTTCGATACATATCCGAAGGTTGAGTTGTCTTAGTAAGTTCTTCCAGACACTTCGCTATTCGAGAGAGCGGTTCGTGGACGTACATCGCTCCCAGAAAGATGGAGGCTGAAAGAAGAAAAATGGCGGAGGCTATCAGAAGGGATTCCATTTATCGAGCTCCAAGATATGAGCCAATGAAAATGGCTATGCAGCACGCGACTATAAGAATAGGTTCCATAATCAATCCACCGTCGCCACCAAATCCCCATCGAGTTCAGGGAATACGTGCTCCCGACTGGTTAGGTTACTTGTGTCTTTGTACGCACACAGCCGCAGATACTCACAGGGGCGGTTCCACATCTGGCACGCGCCTGAGTTGCGGTAAGTATGGTCTGGGTTGTTAGCCCAACGGTATAGATGGGCCATCATTCGCTGAAGGTCTCTATTGGCCCACTCGTCCAGTTCGTCGGGCGTAACGGACACGTTGTAGCGTACGAAGTATTCTTCTGGACGAGACTGGACATCTGCCGTAATACGATCGCAGAAGTCATCTAAGGATTCCTTCACCTTCTGCCTTAAGAGGGGCCGCTTCACGATGTTGTATAGCACTCCGCGTGGAGTTTCGCCGTAGGTCTGTTTCATGGCCCACAGGTAGAGCATGACTTGTAGCTCGAAGTTGAGGCGATCGGACAGAGACTGTTCGTCAATGTAGGACTTGGTCTTGGTTTCGAAGAGCCACAAATCCCCGGTTGGCGAAGTGCTGGTAGGTATGGAACGGAACACACCATCGAACTTGCCACGAACTGGGAACTGGACGGTGTTCGTTGGGGCGTTGAACGGATAGCCGAAGCCGGGGTCTCCTGGTTGGAGTTGGTGGGTATATTGAACGCGGAAGGTGCGCTCTAGGTCTACCCAGTTCAGTTCGCGAAAGTCCGTCTCCCAGTGGCGGAAGTACATCCGCAGCATAACCTTCGCCAAGGAACAGTTTACTTCAAGGGCGATGAGTTCCGTGGGGGAGGCTGTACTTTGGAGTAGTGTAGTTCGGTCCGTCTGGTAGATCTGGATGATGGCATCTTCCACGAACGAGTCCATGTTCGTGATGAAGAACTCTGGAACGTATTCGCTTCCTTGTTCCGCCTTCGCTAGACCATAGACGTTGTCTAGTGCACGGTGGAACACATCCCCGAAGGCTAAGGCTCCGGACTTGCTTGGGCTGGAAAGCCCCTGCTTCATTTTGATTGCCGCTTTTTCTGGACAGAGTGCCACGAGGGCGAGTAGTCCTTGCGTGACGCCATCGCGGGTCAGTTGCCAGAAGTCGGTGGGTGGTTGGGTATCTATGGGCGGCGCAGTTGGGATGGTAGAAGAGACTGGTACGAACGATTGCATCCGCTCCAGAATAGCAAGCTCTTCTTCGCAGCTAAGCGGTCCGCCGAAGAACTCCGCCTGGCCAGCCGCCACTATAGGGTCTGGCGTGCCAACTGTAGCGGCCACGAGGTCCATGGCTTCCTTGGCGGGGAGACCGTCCAGGTTGGGAGCCCCACAAGGCAGCAAGGAATCCGCTAGGGCTTCGTTCTCCTCGATTATGGTTGGTTGGGTTGAGCGGACTTTAACTTTAGCCATTGGATTGCTTCTTCACTAACTGTTCAATTCGCGCATTATCTTCTTCAGTAATCGGATTCCACCACAGGATCATGCCTGGATCTTCACCATTCAGGAACTGCAGCACATCTTTAATGGCTCGTTCGTACCCGTTGTCAAAGCCCTGCTTCATACAAGTACCGGGATGCCCGCTATTGTAGTGTTTCAGGATAACCTGTTCGACTTCGCGGAGCACCTCCCGTAACTTAGCGCGTACTTCAGCATTGGTCATGGCGTTTCGATTCGTTTCCTAGAGATCACCTTATACTGATCGGGGCGGAGCACCATACGGTACCCCTTCATCACGACTTCAACGGAGCCGTTCGCCAATAGCTGCTTTACTTGATACTCCGACCCCTTCCAGAAAAGCTGCTCGTTCCGCCGAACATTGCAGCGGAGTTGTATACGAGTCGGAACTCTACGAAGAATTGGATTGTTCGGTGCCAAGGTAATTATCCCTCTTTCAGCGGCCTTTGAGGGGCCGTTCAGAAAATAGATTGCGGGTTATTTTGCTACTTGTTGGCGCAGTGCGACGTGTGTAGAAACTTTCTACGCAAGCGAGCAGTTGCTTCGGCTTGAGTACGGGCACATTGCGCCTCGGGCACCACGTTCGCCAAGGCTTCGGTGGATTGCTTGGGTTGATCCAATTGCCAAGCAGCTATAACCATAGCTACGGCTTGGTCGCGGGTGTAGCGAAGCGTTTGTAGGGCGGTGAGTATAAGTTGTATATCTTCCGCCGTGTAGAGCGGTGCGGTATGTCGGGCGAGTTTAATCGCTGTGCGTGAGAGGTTCATTGTTGATACCATGATTGGTAGCGGAGAGATCTTCAGTTAGCTTGTCGCCTGGGACAGGTTCGTAGCGGATAGGTTCGTTATCCATGTCGTGTAGCGGTATAACTGCGCGGCTCAGCGGAGTCGTTGTTGGCGGATAGGCTAATAACGATGGTGGCATCCGAACTGGTTGAACTTTGTACTTCGGATAGCGTACCTTCACTCCAGTCTGCAAGTTCCACGTTTCGAAGTATTCGCGGTATTCCAGAATCACGTGTACGTTGTCCAACCACGGACACAGCACGACTTCAATCGGGCGAAGGTAGGCGACTGGTTTGCTGGGAGCAGTCCGTTCTTCTAGGAGCGATAGCAGATGGTGGTTCATTCGAACGGAGAGTGGAATGCTGTCGGCTATATGGCGAAGCTCTTCCATTCGAGTTTGGAGATCCTCGAAGGTGGTCGGTTTGGTGGGTGCGGAAGCGGTGGTGGCATTCAACGCGAACAAGCCTGAAGGCGATTCGTGCTTTGGCCGTTGGCCGACGTACTCAGCGAACTCGGCTGGTATTGGATTAGTTGGGTGGTTTGATTCAGAGTTCATTGTTAGTAGCAAACCTTTCCATTCGTTCTATCTCTTCCATCGTCTGCGCGATGGGGCCGCAGAAACCTAGGTAATGGTCCGGGGCATCAGTATGCACCATGACCACGATACCTGCCTGGGCAAGGTCTATCAAAGTTTCTCGCCATTCTTCTGGGCAGGATACCCAGGCGTTCAGCGAGACCACGATCATGCCTTCGGGTGGTGGGTCGCTGGGGCGGGTGGGTATCAGTTGCCGTAGCTTGCCCATAGTGAGCAGGCCGATTTCGCGGGTGTGGTCTGGGTCGAAGAAGGGCATTATGTAGTTACTGAGAACCTTTAGGTAGTGCAGCTGGCGGCATTGGTCCAGGGGCCATCGCTTCGCGGAGGTCTTCTATATATTGCTGGGTAGCGGCGTCCTTATCCAATTGGCGGACCACCCACGATGGGTGCCGCACGGCGCGTAGCCGGAACGTATGGCCGGAACGCTGTGCGATGTTGGGTGCGTAGTCTAGCGGAACTTTGCCGGTTACAATGATGATTCGCGGTTGGAGTAGGCGAACGAGTTCGGTTAAGCGGGGCGCGCAGGCCTCTATTTCATTATGGTCCGGAGCACGGTTCGCTGGATGGCTGGGGCGGAGTGCCCATGGGCGGCAAGCCAGTAAGTTGGTCAGGGTATAGGGGGCGGTGTTGCCAGTGGCAGCGATACACTCCCGCAGAAGCTGCCCTGCAGGGCCGACGAAGGGCCGTCCAAGGACGTTCTCCCCAACTCCGGGCCCTTCGCCGATAAACATGAATGGGGGCTTTAAATCGGCGTGTACACCATATACGGGCGTGGTGGGGGCGGACGTCGTCGCTGTAGTATTCGGTGGCAGTTCGGCTAGCGGTGGCTGAGCCGGGACCACGATTTCGAACAGCACATGATGCTTCGCGGAGACTCCTAGTGGGCAGCGTTGGCAGGTAGACCACTCATTTACGAGCGGTTCAAGGATTGGGAGGGAGCGGAGGATGGTGTCGTTAGACATTAGATTGGTTCGTAGGACCGGGCGAATTCGTCGGGAGTTAAGACTCCGAAGTGCTTACTTTCGACATGTTGAACTACCCAGTGATCCGGTGGGATTTCTAGTAGGCTTGTTTCCAGCTGAATCACAAATAAACCATTCTTATGGGCGAACACTGCGCCAAATGTCTCTGGAGCTCTATAAAATCGGTCGCGGAACCATGTCGGCCATTCCAGGTGAGCGTTAGCCTCGTACTTCATCTGGAAGGCTTCAATTAAGATTGGGCGGTGGCGGTATCGTTTAACCATCAGCTGGGTCCTCTCCACGATGATAGTTGTCTGCGAGTAGCTGGCGGCGAAGGAACTCACCGGCTCCTTCTAAGTATCGTGGATGCGGATATCCTACTACGAACTCAGGCAGTCCAAGCGCCGCACAGCAGCGTTCCTCCGCGAAGTGCTGTAGGCGAAGAAGCTCGTCCAGAGAAGGGGCATCCACTTTGAGTGGAATGAACTGGATTGAAGTAGCCATTAAGATTGCTTCGGGAGTACCAATGGCACGTTGCTCTCGCACCCTGGCGTCGGACAGCCGATGTACCGCTTCAGGACCTTGTCGTGATGGTCCTTCACTTCCACTACGCGGCTTGTATCAGTAGGTTCGAGTTCGAACTGCGTGCCGCACTGGGGACAGGTACCGGTCGCGCCGACAAGGGGCGAGACAGATTTGTGCTGGGAGATCTTGCCTGGCTTGGTGATTTTCATTGTGGTTTTGGGCGCTCCTCTGGGAGAGATGTCTCCGCGAATAGTAAATAGCTAATGATAGTTAGGTATCGGTAGATCGGGCGGGCTTCGGTTTAGTCCTGTCAAGTAGGTCCACTACATACTTCAAGCGGAGAGAGTTGCGTTCAATGTCGTCCAAGATCTCATGAATGGGGCGCAAGTTTACGTATACAGCGAGCGCCTCCTTGGTCAGTTTAGCTTCCGTCACCATCCAGTAGTTTGGGCGGGTGATGGCGTCGATGCCGGATAGTTTCTTCTTGAGCTCCGCGAAGGCGTTGAAGTAGTCGGTGAGTTCGGTGCGGAGTTGCTGCAGTCTGTCGTGCAACTGTTCCTGCTCCGCCAGTAGTAGTGCCCGTTGGAGGATCGTGAGCGACTGTGGTTCGAGGTTATCTGGATTGGTGATGGTGCTCTGCAGGAATTCGTACATTGCAGAGTCGTAGGCAAGTTGAGCCATTTCATCCGCTTCGTAGTACTCTTGACACGCTCCAGGATAGGATTGGAACTCCATCATACACTTCTGAAGCCGTTGAGCAGCTGCAATACGCTGTTCGTTCAGGTCGATTAAAGACTCAGGGATTATGGGTTCGGACATGGGCTTGGTTCGGTTGGACTAATACTTCTTGCCTCCGTCAAGCACTCTATTGGCTGGCTTATGGTCCTCGCGGACGGAGTTGTAGGCCAACTTCTCCGCCATGATTTCCGGTAGGTCCGGGGCATATTCGCCCGCCATATCATAGATGCGAATCAAGCAATCGGCAAGTTCGGTGGCGAACATGGAGCGGTGGGGCAGCTTATCATCTTGGAGGCCTTTGCGATGGCCTTCCATGGCTTCGGCGAGTTCGCTCACCGTAAGCATGAGCAGTTCGCCAATGTTGCGCTGGAGGGGTTGATGGGTGTGTGGATCGTTCCACCAACCACAGGCAACCGCATTGCCGTGGCATTGGGCGACTAGGATTTGGGTGGCACCAGAGACCGCGACTGGATCTAGAGCGAAGGTGCCAGTGGAGGGATCATACGGCGCGGCGTCGAAGCGGTCGGTTTGGTACAGCGGTTGCGAGGCGTTCTCGGTTGTTTCGGACATTGTTGATTCCTTTAAATAGTGTTCGCCGAGGAGTTCCAGGTATGGATACTCCGATTCAAGTAGCTTTCTCACTGTTGATTGAAGTGCCCCTTCAGGTACAGACCCATCCCCACACTGTCCGATATATGCTCGTCGAACTTCATGCCTAGCCGATGCTCAATACGTCGATCTACCACCTTCTTCGGCATGGTTCCCTTCCACTCGTTCACTGGAAGGAAAGAGTAGTACCCACACCTGCTCTGGGCCACTTGGGCCAGGCGACCTACCATCACGGCTAGCTTCACTAGGTCGCCTCGGGTGGCCGTGACCGCTCCACCGGACAGCATGAGCGCAGGGTATTCGATGTGCACGATAGTGACTTTGGACTCTTCGGTGCCAGGAAACTGGAGCGAGATCATTAGGTCGGTGAACTGAGATATGATGGAGTCACATCGCTCTTCCCAGGTGCCCCCATTCGTCCAAGTATTAGCATGGGCCTTGGCGGGGCGGAAGCAGTCCACGGTTACTGGCGGTACTAGGTCGGGCCACAATGGATTACTCCACTGGGCAACTCCGGTGCCGCCTACGCCTGGGTCAACGGTTAGCGTAAAGTACATTAGGTAAGTTGTTGGACCTCGGCAATCGCCAAATCAAATACGTCCATCAAGTCTACCAATTCATACTCTCTCAACATGAGAGTCATCTGATCTCCGCTCCCATCTAGACACTTGAGACTGAAACCAATTAGCCCAGGAGTAGCGCTATCCACTGTCAGAGTGATGTAGTACTTTCCGTCTAGATCAGATGTATATTGGTTTATTGTTCGAGTTGCCTGTAGTTCTTGGTTCATTTTGTTGGTTGGTTCCTCGGCAGCAACCGGCTATGCGCCTCTATCGAGGCAATCTCATTAGCCTCGTTCACCTTCAGTAGAGGTTCGCAGAATTTGGCATCATAGGCGGCAATCCAGGCTTCTACGATAGCTATCACGAATGATTTGGTAATGTGGCCGCTGGTTCGCTGGAAGCGGATGCAGGCTCGCGTTAGCACCGCTTGGAGGCGTGGGTTCAGCTTCCATAGTTCGAATGGTGGATCGTCGGTGTGGGCGTCGAATAGATATAGGCGGGCGAAGTCCAGGGCTTCGCCAAGGGTAAGTCGGGTGATGGGTTTGGTGATCGGATCCATTAGCTTTGATGGAGACGGTTCTATGTGGTGGGGGCTCCGCTAGTTTATTGATTTTTGGGCCCATCTTCTGGGAGAGATACTCCGCTATCCGTTTGGGCGTGGGTATCGATGAAGTCTGCTATCTGATGTAGGAACCGGGCGCGTTCGCAGCGGAAGTGGCTGCCTGATGGGGTGGGTTCATCATCATAGATGGTGGTGAAGAGTAGCGCGTTCAGGACGCTTTCGGCGTCTAGTTCGACGTACTCATACGGTGGGTCTTGGTTGGGTCGTGGGATGGATAGTTTGGTTCGGTGCATAGTAGGTGCGGAGCTCCTCCCAGAAGATGGGGCCTTTGGTTTAGTCGTCATCGAATTGAGTGTCGGTTGGCGGCTGATTTCCCTCCAAAACCCACGCCAGGGCAACGGCAGGCCAGAACAAAACCCAGCCAAGGAAGCAGCATCCAGCGGCTGCTGCGGCCAAGAGTTGAGTGGGGGCGGACCGCTGTCCGGCGAACAAGCGGAGGGAGAATAGGACGGAGACAACGATACCGACTAAGATGTAGAGGAAGAATAGCATGGTTGTTAGTCTGATTCCTCTCCGCGAGCATAGGTCTCCGGAGATTTGTGTGCTGGGCACTTACACTCGGAGGCGGTCTCTTCGCCGTCGAACGGCCAATAGTACCACTCCCCCAGCTTGATCGCAGCCTTCTTCCTCGCAGAGGTATTCGATAGGGAAGGGCGACGTAAGCGGACCGGACCACTCTCCGTCTACAGCACCAAGCAGTATTTCTCCCGTGAGGCCGATTGAAGACACCATCGGGCCATCAGGTGTGCCGAATCCAGAGACGAACACTATTTCAGGTGTGCCGCCTTCTTCCTTCAACCAGTAGTAGCCGTCTTTAGTGGGTTTCATTGTTGACTGTTTAGTTGCCTCCTCCAGAAGTTTGCGTCAATTGCCGCCATGAATAGCTTTGCGTTCGTTACCTTGGCGTTGACGGCGGCTACGATATCTTCGTCGATGGTGCGTTCGGTGACGAGATCGATGTAGAGCAGCGGCGTGGTCTTGTGTGGGTGGTAGATCCGATCCTCGCTTTGGGCGTTCACTTCGCAGCTGTAGGAGCGACTGTAGTTGATGATGGTGTCTGCAGCGGATAGGTTCAGGCCCATCTTCACGAGGGTTACTTGGCACAGGAGCACGCGGTTGGGTGGAGAGTCGGAGGAGGCGAACCACTCCAGTATTCGGGTGCGCTCCTTGGTGGTGGTTGAGCCAATCAGGATATCGTTCGGTATATTGTTAGCATTCAATAGTTGGGCGACGTGCCGCAGTTCGCTGTTGAAGCGGAAGTAGACTACTACCGGTTGATTCGCCAGTTCGCTGGTTAACAGGCGTAGAAGTTCGTTGCGTTTGCCGGGGTAGAGTAGGTTGCCTTCGATGTCGCACCCCCCAGCTAGGCGAGCCAACCAGAGTTGCTTCACAATCACGTGTTGCGTCTCGTGGCGGATGGTGAGCGGTGGACAGTTACCGACGATTGTATGGTTGGTGGATTCGGTGTCGAAGCCTTCTAAATCCAGTATGGCCGGAGGCCGGGGTTGGGCTGGGTTGGGTGGTTGGACGGTGGAATGGGTGCGGTGGGCGATATCGGTGACCAGAGCAGCGAATTCCTTCTCGATCATCCTATACTGCTTGAGTTGCTCTGGGGTGGGTGGTATGGTGTAAGTCTCCCGGACTTTATGGTTCGGTAGGTTCACGTCCTGGCGGCGGAGCACGAAGGAGCGGGTGTGGACGGCATCATGGATGGTTTGGCGGGTGTGGGGGAGGGGATCCCAACCGTCGCGGGAATCTATACCATTGGCGGGGGTATAAAACTTAGCGCGGAAGTGGTAGTAGTTGTCGCAGCCTAGGAACGTACTGTGAAGGAACTTGAACTGTTGGAATAGGTCCAGGTCAGACTCGGGTGATGGTAAGCCGGATAGGATCATACGATGAGGGACGGTACGGAAACCAGCGCACATCGTGCGGGAGATCTGCGCTTTGGGGTTACGGAAGCAAGTTGATTCGTCGGCGATCACGACCTTCCAGGACATCGCGGCAATGGTGGGGTCAGCACGTAAGGCTTCATAGTTCAGCAGCACCCAGCGGCGTTGGTACCCGTTAGTAATAGAAGGGCGAAAGGCCCACTGCATGCGGAAGCGCCGTTTTTCTGGAGAGAGTCCAGTCGATAGGATGAAGGTTTCTTGTTCTTCGGTGAGTTCGGTGCGCCAAGCGTTAAGTACAGTTAGGGGAGCTAAGACTAGTACGGGGACGGGAGTGGTGGCCGGGGTCGGATACCACTGCTGAACGGTACGTATACTCAAAATCGTTTTTCCTAACCGCAAATCGAGGAGGTACGCGGGGTGGCGAATACTGTTAGTGGTCAGCCACCGCAACGCGTCCTGCTGGTGGAGCATGAGGGTACGTTTGGGTTTGGTGGTTGGGGTGGAGTGGGTGGTGGTCATGCGTTCAGGATATCCCAACCGAATGGATCGTACAAGTCGTAGCCATCCCAGCCTTCCGTGTCGGGCGGAGAGTTCTCTCCAGAAGACGCGCCCGAATGCTTGGCCCAAACTGCGAGTAGGATGCCGGCGAAGAGCAGAGAGGCAAGCGCGATTAGGAGTGATCGGTTCATGACTTCGCTTTGGTTGGTGGTGGTTCGGTAGTGCTATTTAGCTTAGAGCGGAACTTCGAATCCACCTTGTTCAAGTCGAGCACTTGGTTCCCTGGCTTCGAGAGTTCATTGATTAGGATGCGGGCTAGCTTATGGCCTGTCTCTATGGCGGGAACAGAGATAAGCGGAATCGGGCGCTCATCGTCGGTTAGCTTGCAGTAAAGGATTGGGGTTTTGGTGTTGGTAGTGTGGGCCGTCCATAGCTTCGATACGTGGGCGAAGTTAATGGTAGTGTGTAGGGTGGTGATCACCCATTTCTGGGTGAGCTCCATTGGCATGGGTGCTATCGGTGGTTGGGGTTGGGGGTGGAGGGCCATTAGAGTTTGCTACTGAAGTAGTTATCGCGTTGGAGTGCCTTGGCGGTTCGCTTGCGGCGGAGCGTGTTGCGAAGCCGGGGCACGAAGAACGGTACATGGGAGCCCATACCGACGCGGTATGATAGGTAAAGGATTGTTAGTGCGAGCGGCGGGAGGGTGTAGTGGATTAGGGTGTTCATTGTAGTTTGGGTGGTATTCTGGGAGAGATGCTCCGCTCTCGGTTTGGGTGGCGGCGAGAGCGGAGCTAGCTGTGGGTTGGTTAGTTAGTTAAAAGAAAGGTGGATTTCCTGTTGGTCGGCGGCGACTTGAGTGTAGTCCGAAACCAGACTACGGAGTTTTTTCAGCGTGTTAAATTGCACCGCTGGGCTGAAGTTCTTCGCCACTTCCGTGAATGCATTGTAAGCGGAGAAGAGGGTCCTTGGTTCGAACTCGGGGTGGGGCGGGTTGGTCCACAGATGGTATACGTCCTCAAGGTGCCGCCACTTGAAGATTCCCCGCTCCCCAGCCTTCATGATGGCATAGGAGGCGTCGCGGTCGTCCATCGGGACTTGCTGCATGCCAACTGCCAGCAGTTGCACGGAGTCCAGTTCTTGGAGGTAGTTTTCCACGCCCTCGGCTACGGTCTCTTCCAGGTAAAGGCGGGATAGGTCCTCGGGGCTGAGTTCGGGGGTTTTGGATTGGGTGTAGGTATTCGGTTTGAGATGCCGATGCTTTAGCACGAAATCTCCGGAGAACATCCCATTGGCGCAGACAGCAATGCGCGCACCCACCGCGAAGGAGATCGCGTAGCGACCCAAGTTATCATGGCGGACGCCGAGGGAGAACGTGGCGGGGGAGCCGGGAATGTTTAGGTGGAAGTCGGTGTTAGAGGTATCCAAGTCGATCGCGCCGAAGAGGGCGCTTCCGTTGGGGTTGGTGTACCAACCTTCAGACTGGATAGAAAGGCCAACTTTGGTGCAGTAGTTGACGATGGTGTCCGCCAGGACGCCATGGTTCACGCCTTCCCAGAGGCGACCTACGTCGGTTCGCGGTGGCACTGGCACTTCGTGGAGTTGGGCTCGGGTCTGGGCGATGCCTGAGTTGTACAGCATTTGGGTGGGCTCCTTTGGTAGGGTCGGTCTTGGTACGACTTGGTTGACAGAGTATATTATGCCCGATCTTGGGGTGTTTGGGTGGGGTTTATTGGGGTATTTTCGGAATTATTTGATGGTAGGTTTCGTACCCAGAAATCTTTGATGGCGGCTTCCTGGTTTTCGTAGGTATAGGGAAGTGTGGTTAGTGACTGATTTGGGGCGGTTGGCAAGTATTCGCGTAGTAGATCGACGTAATAGTCGCATAGTCGCTCCACTGATTTCAGGTATTTAGCTTGCCGTTGGCAGCGGCGATAGGCGTGATGTGGGTTGCGGAGCCTTGGGTTGCTGATGAGTTTGGGCGTTCTTCTGGGAGAGATGCTCCGCGTTCGATATATAGTGTTTAATTGCCGCGAATAGGTTGGGTGGCCGTATATGGTGGAAGGGTAGGTTGGGTGCTTCATTTCGATTGGTGGGTGCGGGCTAACTGAGCTTTATAGTTTAGTGCGACAGTCTTCCACTGATCCCGCTCCCAGGTGCGAGTTTCGAGGATCATTTGTGTAGTTTGAAGTTGGTGGTTGGCGGACTGATGTTGCAATTCGTCAACGATCATAAACGCGGTAACCAATGCGGCTAGCACAAGCTGAACCAGACCTATAAACATAGTGTCGTTGCGTGGTTTCATTGTGGCTCGCTTGGCTGGCTATGGTGGTAGCGGAGGGCTTGTTGGATGAAGTCATGGACGTGGTCCGCTAGATTCACGGATTTAAGGAACTGAACTTCTTTCAACTCTAGACAGTTAAGGCTGCCTGGGTGGTTTCGTTCCGCCTCGCGGAGGGAGTCATACGGTACGACTGTGTAGAACAAGTGGATTTGGTATTGGGTTGGTTGGGTTTGGTCGGGTTGATACGCTGGGAATGCAGAGTAGTAAGTCCAATCATCGTAGCTGGTAGAAAGGCCGGTCGTGGCTTCGAAGACCTCGGCCATAGCGTGGTTGAACGAGTAGGCTGGATCGGTTTGGGTGGTTTGGGTGGTTTGGGTGGGCGGGTAGAGAGTACCTACCCCGCTCCACAGATGATCATCGTTAAGCGGAGGTAGGGTTAGCTTGTCGGACTCGCGCAGGAGTACGCGTTTGAAGTCGGGCGTGAAGGCGAAGCCAAGTACGTAGTCGGTGTGGGATTGGGATGGTGTGAGCGGATGGTTATCTAACAAAGTTATGAATTGGTCCGCCATTGCCACTGCTCTGGATAGGGCCGCTTGTTGGTCGGTGTCGGTGTTGCGAATGAAGTGGGTGGCGAACTTCAGAGCTATCTGGTCGCGGCGGGATAGTTGAGTAGGCGCGGCCCAAGCGGATATGGCTGTGAGTTCGCTATCGTTATTAGTAATTGGGGTGAGTGTGGGTTGAGTGAATGGGTTCGGTTCGGAGCGGGGCGGAGTGTATGGTGCTTCGGGATCGGTAGAGGCGTTGGCTTCCAATAGCGATAGATAGTCTAGGAAGCCAGCGTAGTCGAAGGTTAAGTATTCCTCCTTGCCTAGTTCGTGAGAGCGAACTCTACCTTCGTGGATGGTGGCGCGGAGACCTAGTGCGGTGGCACGGTCGAGGGTTACTTGTTCGTTGGTAGTTGGTTCCATGGTATTTTTAGGGTCGTCCTCTGGGAGAGATCCTCCGCGTTCGAGCCTTTCGCGTTAGTAGTTAGTGTTGATTTGGCGAGTTTGCATAGGAGCATTCGGTGGGTGGGCTCATCATGGTTGTTTGAATCGGTTCCAATTATGTATAGCTGTCGCGTTCGTGTAGCATTCGGGGCCACGCGCTGCGCACCGAGGGCAGCGAACGTAGAGGATTGGTTTGTAGGTTGGGTGGGTATTTTCACGTTGGACGGCAGGAAGTGTTTTGTCGTCTTGGCAGAATGGGCAAGCGGAGATTGTGGGTAGTTCGGGTGTTGGTTCTGTGGTATTGGTATTGGTATTGGTATTGGTATTGGTATTGGTATTGGTGGTGGGTTTATATATTGCTTGGAAGTAGACTGGTGGGTATGGATCTCCGGGGCGGGCTTCGTTCGGGTTGGGCTGAATAATGGCAATGCCGCCGATGGGTTGCCAGCCGGTGTTGTGGGTGGCTTGGGCGACTTGCTGGCATAGCTCATAGCAGCCGTCAGCGGAGATGATGCGATAGTTGATATCGTCTGGTATTTGAATTGGTGGGTTCATTATTATTGTTCGCTTGGTGGACGCACTCGGACCACCCGCCTCGGTTTCGGTTGGTATTCGATCATTCGCTTGAGTTCTATGTCTACTTCAATCGCGCGGGGATCGTCCGGAGGGTAGCAGTCAAGCTTCACAAGTAGCTTGTAGAGTTCGAGGATATAGGCTAAGTTGGGAATGGTGGGATCGCATAGATTGATAAGAATGGAACGAGCGGTTTCGATTCGCCTGGCACGGTGGCGAGCTTGAGTCTGGGGATTGGTGAAGGTGGCGGTGAAGTCTATGGTTGGTGGTGGCGGTTCGTAGGTGGGCGTGGGCTGGTCGGTGGAATCTGTGGGTTGGGTTTGGTATAGTTTGGTGACCTCTTCTAGCTCGGTGTAGATGTCGTCGAGAGCGGGGTCTTCCTCGTCCAATGCTTCTATCTTACCTAGCAGATAAAGCATCCGATAGACGGACTTAACCTTGGTAGTATCGGGTAGGGTGGGGTCCGCTAAGATTTCGCGTAGATTGTTTACGGATTCAGCCCGTTGTATTTCCTTAGCAGTTGGTGGTTGGTTGGGTAGAAACTTATTCAGGTTCATTCTCGGTACTCTCCTGTGGTGGTCTCTTTGGAGGATTTTCGTATGGGAATGCAGCTTCTAGACGTTCGTTATCTTCGATGTACTTGGCGCGGCGGATAGCGGTTTGGTAGGCTTTACACTGTTTGCGCAGATTATACTCAACTATTGCAACGGCTTTCTTGTGGCAGTTCTCGCAAACCATCCGCTGCTTAGTCATGTAGCGATCGTTTATGTGGTCATGCTGGGAGTTGATTCGCTGAACATATTCGGTGATGTAGCAGAAGTTATACGATCCGCAGTAGTGGCAGCAGAGGAGCTCGCTGAGTTTCCTGCCCACTTCAGCTTCGCCTTCCAGTGTGACGTCGGCGACAGGCAAGTGGATATCGTTAGGCATCTTATGATTTACCGAATTATAGGCTCTAGAAGTTGTATGAATTCTACTGTGGTTTTGTTCGGTTCTTGTAGGCTTTCATCAGGTCGTTGAATAGTTCAAGGAAAAATTCAGCGTGCATGGTGGGGTCCACTTCTAGGAATAGTAGCTTGAGACGTTCGAGGGTTTCCGTGTGGCTATCGGTGGCTGCTAAATCTGGGTTCCGTAGCGCGTTATATAAGGAGAGCGGGCGGATCTGCGTGATGGGCTTGGCCCAACCGGAGCGCTTGCCTTGTTTGATTGCGCGTGGCGTGGCGGGCTTGCCGTAGACGATATCTCCTGGTTCGGCGTCGCAAAGCGGATACTCCAGCGCCAGCGTATGATCCTCGAGCAGCTGACGTGGCGAGCGATGCTCCGCTCGTTGCCCGCGTAGGAAGGCACATTCGCGCGACACCACAGTATATACGTGTCGATTTGGCGCTCCGCCCAAAGTCAGGTACCCGAGGTACACGTAATATTTGCTTTGCAATTCGCCCTCCACCAGAAATTATGCCTCAATCTGAAGCGGCTGCGGGGCCTGTGAGAAAATAAATTGGAGGTTATTTTCGTACCACAATTCGACAGCGTCAAGTTTTGGCCCATCTTCTGGGCAGGATTTCCGCTGTGGTGGGCCGCGTGGCAGGCGAAAACAGGGTACGGACATGGACTCGTCCGTAACTTAAGACTGACTGGGCTTAAAGCTGGGTTGGCTCATTTTGAGTGCTCCGGTTTTAATCGGCCTCGCCAAAATACGACCAAACCTTATTAAAACGGTGTTTCAAAGGGGCGAGACGAAGGACTGAAAATCGCCCCTCTCGCAGGGCTGTGTCACCGTTTTAAAGATTTCTGTTCGGAGTTCGAGCAAATCTGCGAGTATCCTGGATTAAGGTCTAGAAACGGTCACCCCAGAAGTTGGGACAGCGCACAGAAAATGTGCGTTTTTGGGCTCATCTGCGGATTTTGTAGATGGCTCAAATTCCACCGTTTTGGTTTTTGTATTTGGCAATTATTTACTTAAATTGACCATATATTAAAATATGATATTACTTAAAAATATCATGACAAAAAGCAAAAAGCGCATGACGAACGATACCCACCCATCCAGCAGTCGCAAGCGAACTCCCTGTCGCCGTTACCATAAGACGGACCAGGCGAAAACAGGGCTGGCCCGGTTCGGGGGCACCCTCGCCGCCCAACGCATCCGATGGCTGTCCCAACTTTCAAGGTGACCGTTTCTAGAGTTCGACCTTTTCAGCGAGAAAAACGGAATTCCGCACAAATCCGCCAAAACCGCCCACTTCGCGCCGCGCCCAACCCGCCACCACTCGCTAACTATCAACGCGGAGGATCTCTCCCAGAAGATAGGCCAAAAGAAAACCCCAGCAGTGTGTAGCTGCTGGGGTTGCTCCAAACTACCACGACTTCATAGACGATCCAACAGCCCACCTAACAGATGCACCATCATCGCGGCAGCTGCAGCCTCACGGAAGTGGGCCACTTGCCAGCCATCGCCGTTGTGGGAGATGGAGCCGGTGTGCAACCCGAGCAACTTGTTTAGGGCGTAGTCGTAGTCGCGCTGGACGGACTCCTTCAACTTGTCCTGCTCCGGATACTGCAGCGCGATTTCGGTGGAGCGAATGTAGCTCAGCTTCGCCTTGGCGATGATCCAAGCTTCGGTGTACATCTCCAACGACTCGGCGCTGGTGTAGCGATTTGGCACGACTTCGCACACAGCTTCCTTCGCGGACACTTCCGCTTGGTGCAACGCTTCTACGACTTCGGCCACGGACTCTAACTTCATGATGTCTCCTTTGTTTTCGCTGTCGGTTTCAGGTCGGGATTCCGCCCCAAGGCCGGTTTGGGGCACTGGGGCGGAAGCGGGTAAAAGTGGGGGCTAAAGGGGCGCTGAGTGTCCGGAGCGGCCAAGTCAAGTTGGGTCGCTCCCGCACGGATTGCACGCCACCGATCAGAACTCGTCGTCCTCGTCGGACGGCGGCAAGACTACGACGGTCTTATACCACTTAAAGGTCTTGGTACCGTCGGCATGGTGCACGATGATGTCTTTGCCGACCCGCTCCACCTTGGTCGCCTTCACGGTCCGACGGTTGGATATCAGGACCTCCATCCCGCGAACGATTTCGTATGCTTGGACTTCCATTGCTTGCCTCCGTTGGGCCTGTCGCCCTTACCATTAATAATTATAACCGATCGGTACAGGTTTGGGGGCCTTTTTAGAAAGTATTTTCGAAAATACTTTCTGGCCGCTACCCGCCTAGGGCCTGTAGAAGGTGTCGCTGTTGAAAACTTCGTCTGTAGTGGGTCTATATTGCGCGTTCGCGGGGCGGGCGGAGCCTTGGGGCTGAAGGCGGGCAAACGGCCCTAGAAATGGCGCTGAGCGCGAAGAGCGGGGTATTTGGGGGTGTGGGGCGGGCGAATGGATGGTCCAAGCCACGCGGCGACCAAACATCGCACGAGGTAGGTGGACACCACCACGGCGATTGGGCCACACCAAGATGATTCGCTAATTTCCAAGCGTGGTCAGCGGAGGTATCTCTCCCAGCAGATGGGCCTAAAGACGAATGCCCTACCAAACCACTTCGGGGTTGCCAAGTTCCGGTGCGCTGTATGGGAACTTCGCGGAAGGCGTCTTAAGCTGGCTGGCCACTTCGGGGTTGGTGAATGGGGTAACGAAATACCCCGCCAGTTTGCGCTGGCGGGGTATGGGGAGCGAACTACAATGCAGCCAGTTCGGCTTCGATTTCGGCCAGTCGAGCACGGAGTTCGGTTGCCTCAGCTTCCAAGGCTTCGCGCTTGGTATCGGGCGCGGTTTGTGCAGCGAAGTATTCGTCGATCAGTTTCCACAACTGCACTGCCCAGTCATTGTCCTGTACCCAGACGATAGTTTCTACGGACGAGTCGGTGTGAAGCACGACGAGAGTGTAAGTTTTAACTTGGTTCTTGCGCGAGCCGCCGATATCGCAGACCAGATATAGACCAGGTTGCAGCGGCTGCAGTCCCTCGCCTACGAAATCTCCGAGCAAGGAGTACCCGTTGTTCTTGGTCTTGTCGAGGCCGGTGACGGATTTCATCCAGCCACCGTTGTAGCGGGTTGCACTGATTTCCTTGGGGATGTTCACGACAATTGGTTCCATTTGCTGCACGCTCCTGTTGGTTTTAACGACTTACAAGATACATTATAACTGATCGGTAGAGGTTTGAGTAGGTTTTCAGAAAATATTTTCGAAATTATTTTTACGAAAATACCAGCCCACCTTGCGGTGGGCTGGTATCTGAGCTCAGCAGTTTGGTTGGCTTAGCCCTCGGCGGGCGCTTCCGGTGTCTCAGCAATTTCGGCAGGGACTTCGGGAGCGTTCTCTGGCGTCGCCTGCTTGTCCTTCGGGGCGTTCAGCTTCAGCGAGTAGTCATACGGATGACCACCCTGGTCCACGAATAGTAGGGCTTTGGCGTGGGCTTCCTCGGCCATGGCAACCCGTTCGCGAGCGGACTTGACCTTCTTCGCGGCGATGGGGCTGAAGGGATGGATGCGCTGGTCCATCAGTGCCCAGTTCAACGAAGCGGTGGCGTTCTCTACGCGGGCCTGGGCGAGCTCGACCACGGTTGGCTTGGGGCCGATACCTTCCGCTTTGGGGCCGAACTTCGCGGCGAACTTCTCTTCGCGGAGGCGAAGCTTCTCTTCACGGATCGCTGCCAACTCCTCAGGCGACTTCGTGGGCTTGGGCGTACGCGGCTGCTTGGGCTCACGCGGCTGACGCACCTTCGTGTTCTGCACTTCCACGTAGATGGCGTGGGCTTCGCGGCCCTTGTCGGTGAGCGTGACTTCGTTGGTGGCATGGTCCACTTCAATCAGCTTGCGGTTGCCCAGCGAGCCGATGATGGCCACGGCGGTCAGCGCATCGCCGAACTCGCGGGTAACGTTCTGCAACTGAATGGACGGGTTGTCCTGCACGATCGTCAAGATCTTGAAGTCGCGGGTGCTGATGGTTGGCTGCTTGCGTTCCTGGCGGGTGGGGTCGCCGTCCGCTCCAGGCTTCGGGGCAGAATCGGTACCTTCGCCAGTGACGGGTGTGGCGGCTTCTGGGCTGGTGGCCTCGGGTTGGGTGTCGGTACCCAGATGGCCGTTCAGGGCAGCCTCGGCCTCGGCGCGGGACTTGAACGTGGAGCCGATGACGGTTTCGCCATGGCTGGCGGTCCAGGTCTTGCGGTCCTTGTTCACCGCGACGCGGACGTCGGTGCCTTCGTGGGTGCCAGCATAAATATGCTTCCCTTCGGCCAGTTTGCTCAGCGTGATCATTGTGCCCTCCTTGGGCTGGATGCGACGCGGGCCACTGGGATGGATTTGTGGCCCGCTTTGGGTTGGACGACTAAACTTTGCGGCAACAGACTAAATTATGCCTGATTTGTTCAGGTTTGAGTGGGTCAAGGTAGGTAGATGGATGAGTATTTTCGAATAATACCAAAGTATTTTTCGTACCCTCCTCAGCATACCTACCTATATGAGTCGGGGCCGAGATCGGTGTCGGACTCCGTCGCCATTTGCTGGAACTTCGCGGGCACGGAGCAGATCTCGGTGACGGAGTCGCCCACCTGCAGGCGGAGCGAGAAGTGGAGCGTGCCATCGTTGGGAATCAAGAAGCGGAGTTCGGGGCGCATGATTACGATTTCCATCCACGTGAAGCAGCTGGTGGATAGGGAGTTCTCTGATTCTCGATAGGTGCGGACGTCGAACTTCGCTGCAGCCATCCGACAGGCATCATCGTAGTCGTGGCCTTGTGCAGCCAATTCGCGGGCTCTGGTCACCTGAGGCTTGGTCAGTCCATGCTGCCGCTCCACAGCGGCGCGAAACACAGGCGGCTCAATTGTGATTTGGTTCATGGTATGCGGAGCATCCTCTCCAGAAGACGGGCCTAAAAAATCAAGGCTTCATCCCGACCAGCTGATCCTTTTCGTTCAGCGACATTTGCGAGTAGTAGCCGGAAGTGATGCGCAGCCATCCGGTGCCGTGCTTCACTTCGTTGCGGGCCGCGACCTTGGATAGCTTCATCCGGCGGACGGAACCGCTGCGGTCGATCTTCTGGTAGTGGCCGAAGCGGTCCTTCTTGTAGTCGTGGCGGACGCACCACGCTTCGAATTCGGAGCGGTTCATTTCGACTCCTTGGGGCAGGTGCAAGGCTTGGAGGTCCAGCCGTGGATCTTCCGGTTGGGGCACCAGTAGGCCCACTTTGTGTAGAGGGCCTTGGGCTCCAGCATCGTGCCATTGCAGTTCTCGATGCGTGTCTTGTGGTGCTTGTACACGTTTCCGTGGCTGCTCATACGAACTCCTTTTAACGTCTTTAGCGTTGCCTGGGCTTGGAACCAGGACTGCCGCATTACGGCCCGGAGGGGCCGTCCTCTGCGATTAGAAGGAATCGTCTTCCACATCGTCGGCGAACTCCGCGAAGGCCAGTTCCTGCGCCTCGATGTAGGCATCAAAGGCGGCTTCGTTGGCGTCCGCTTCAGCATTGAGCCGCGCATACTCCTGGCTTTCCATATCCATGCAATACGCCTCGTGGGCACGCTCGGCGCGGAGGTTCTCGACTTCCTGGCTGTAGGCTTCGCGGTTCAATGGTTGGCTCATGGTGTCTCCTGAAAACGTTGGAATTGCCCGACACCTTATATTATGCCTGATCGGTACCCGTTTGAGTGGCTTTTTCAGGAAAATTATTAATTATTTTTCTGGCCACTCCCGCCCGCCTGTGGAGCAGGTACTCATCGATGTTCGGTAGGAGCTCCGCACCCAGCAGCCCGACAAGGTCTAGGCGCAATCGCTGTTCGCTATCTGCTGGTCGCGGAGAAACCTCTCCCAGAAGATGGGCGTTCATGATTCCTCCAAATCCTTCATGATGCGGTCCAGGTCCAGCTTGCTCAGGTCCTCCGCTTGGAGCAGATGGCGGACGGCGGAGAACTCCTTGCGTCTAGCGAACTGAGTCAGGGTCTCGGCGAAACCCATTAAACTATTTGGGTTGGGTCCGGAGACTATACGAATCCGATCCTTGGTCGAGAACTCGTAGATTAGGGCGAAGAAGGTGCTGTTGCTACTCAGGTTGCTTACGATGAACATATCAATAACCTCTCAGTTGCTCTAGCCGCTGCGTGGCAAGCTCCAGCGGGATGCTACGCAACCGACCTACGGTCGTTGCGCTCTCCAACAACTCGACGCTAGAAAGGCCTCCAAACCGCTCCAGCAGCACCAGATAGATGCCCACCCAGCCAGGGCCGTGGCCCGGTTCGGAGTCTTCGTGGCGGCGAGTTATGTTCTGTAGCTTGTACTCCCAGCGCGTCTGGAAGATGTGGGCCAGTTCGTGGATGGCAATCCACGGGCATAAGTCGCGGGGCGTGGAGTAGCGAATGAGATAGTCACCGCGAGCGATGGAGGTTCGGGCGTTCTTCAAGAATTCCACGCGGGGCGGCTTGATATCCAACTGGCGGCATATCTGGTAGGTTAGCTGCGTGGTGTAGGGCTCATCGAACTTGGTTGCCAGCGGAGTGGGTTTGATTGCTAACCGCTCCCAGGCATAGGCCTTGGCGCGTTGCGAATCGCGGGCGAGATAGAAGGATGACTTCGGTACGAATCCTTCTGGTTGCCACCCAATGGCCGTCCACCACAGGAACTTGCCGCAGTTGGGGCACTTCTGGCAGAAGCGAGCGTAGTCGTCGGTGGAATCGTAGACCCGCTCCAGCCAATAGGTCAGCTGACCTTCGGGGTGCTTGCAGCGGGTGCAGTAGGTGTAGGTGACGCGGCCTTCCACGCCACGCCGCAGAATCATGAGGCGCTTAACCTCCGCGTAGGTGAGGTCTCTTGATTGTTCGCCCGGAGCTAGGAGGGGCTCTCCGGTACGCTGGTACTTCGATCGATTGTTGCTCATTGATATGAACCTTTCTTAATACGACTTGGAATGAACGACAAGAGATAGTATAACTGATCGGTATGGGTTTGGGGGACTTTTCTGGGAATATTTTGGATTTATTTCCGTGCAGCCCGTCTACGCGCCTTGCGTGCTCGAGTGGCAGCAGTACGAAGTCGTGCCCGTTGGCGGGAGGGGCCGCTGCCATGCTTCGTGGTGGAGTAGTCGTGGCTGATGGAGTTCGGATCAGGGAACTTCACTATGCCTGCAGGCTTCGTATGGATGTCGGTGGGGAATTCGGGTTCTGGTTCTCCGTACTTCCGTTCGAAAGCACCCGGTACCATAGCTGCGGCGGCTAACATCAATGCGGCGTTCTTGCTTACCATTATATGCTCCTTTGAGGCGGGTTGATTACGAAATCCTCCGCCAAATATCCTTGCTCACGTGAACGAACTCCATCCCGTTGATTACCATTGGGCATTGGTCCATCGGTTCCCACAGAGTGCAGCACTCCTCGCCTACAGCGGCATCCTGCCAGCTGCGGAGTATCACATTATAACGGAGCTCCAGCAGAGTATACTGGATTTGGAAGTCCGGACCTTGGCCGGTGGTGTCGGTGATGGGGTAGACGCGAACGATGTATTCGCGGCCATCGTCGAGGCAACTCCATAGCTCGCGCTGCAAGGCGGAGCGCATGGAGTTCTCGGCGTATTCGCGAGCGGACTCCTCGAATACGGACATTCTTAGGTCGAACCAGCCTGTACGTCTATTCATTTGAATCCTCCACGACTAAATCGGCCACGTGAACCGCACTTGGATTAGCCTTGCAGTTATACTTGGCTGGCGGATCCGTATCCCAGCGAACCATGACCAGTCCTACCGAAGCAAACTCGTTGCTGTCGATCCGGCCACCGCCGAGGAAGGCGTGCCGCACGCGCAAACCCACTTTACATTCGTTAGTTGTCATCATCTATCGGCTCCCCATGTTCTAGTTCATCCTTGAACTTCGCTAGCCCTAGCATTAGCGCCCGGCATACTTCCTGGCCGCTATAGGCCCCAGCGGAGATCCTCTCCAGAAAAACAGGCTCCGGAATTCCCAAAGCCTCCGCCGTCCACATGGCGGCATCGAAGCCGTACCTTGGCAGCGCCTGGACGATGGCCTTCTGGCGGATGGGGTCGTCCCAGTCGCGTACCTTGTTCAGCGCCAGGTAGAGGTTGTGTTGGGCTTCTGGAGGCCACTCCGCGAGTAGAGCGGTTTGCTCTACGAACTGCTTGATTTGAAGGTGGTTCATCATAGTATTAGCCCAAGCGCGAAGTCGATGGATTCTTCATCGTGGATTGGGGCGGCGATGTCGAGTTCGGCCTCGTTCGGTTCGATGAGGGCTGGAGTGAAGATATAGCCGGTCTCGGCACCAAGACTTTTGAAGACGAATACGATCTCCTCACCTTGTGGTCCGGTCATGTGGGTGCAGTTCATTGTGCTGTTGGCGACGAACCCACGCTTGGTGAGTTCGACCATGATTTCGTTTGGGTTCATACTACAGATTCCTTTTGGTGCATGTGGTCCCTCCACCAGTCCGGGTGGTCGTGTTTCCACTGAGTATACTCGGCGGAGCCTCTCCACCGTTCGAAAACGATCTGGGAGTTGAACGCTACTCGGTTACGGAAGGCTCCAGCTACCAGAGTTGGCTCGCGACGGCAAATTACGTACCACTTGCCTTCCAACTCGTCCAGTATGCTACTGGAAGCTTCTCTGGAGCGAACTTGGCGGGCGACCTTCAACTGGCCGAACTCTTCCCACAGCATATCGAGAATACGACTAGCAGCTACGTCGCTGCGATCGTTCGCAATATAGTAGTCGAGGTATTCCTTCGCTTTCATTGCTGCTCCATTCGCCGCTTGTTGGCGTTGTATTCCTTCAACTTCCGCGACTGTTCGGCGCGTTGCTCCGGCGTCCACGGACGGGCGTATTTGCTGCGTGGCTTCGCTTGGAGCGAAGGCGGAGTAGTAGCCGGTTGGTTCAGTTCAGTGATCAGTCGGTTCGTGCTATCCAAGTGTCGCTCTACTTCATCGCGGTGAAGCATGTAGAGGCAGCCGCGTAGAGCCTTGAACTCCGTAGTATTTTCAGCTATGGTTCGGATAAGGTCGGCTTGGGCCTCCGCGTTCAGTACCATTGCTGTGGAGACATCTTGGAGTTGCCGGAGCAAGGCCTGATGTTGGGTGGTTTGCTCGGCGCGAAGTTGGCGATCGGCGGCTTGCTGCTGGTCGTCCAACGCCTCGAGCAAGTTAGATAGCTTGGCGGAGATGCCTTGCTGGGAGACCAAGTGGCGAATGGCGAGCTCGGCGATGCCGTTGGCATCGGAGGCGTCTTCGCCAAGTTGGTAGACAAGATTGGGGCGGGAGGGGGAGTATTTGTTGCTCATGGTGGGGTGGAATTCTTGTTTAAATGGCTTTCTACGGCCGATCGTAGGGGAGCGGGGCAACGGCCCCGCTCCCCAATTCAAGTGCTAGCTCGCGGCCTCCGCGAAGAACTGATCCAACGCGCGACCACTCAGCGAACAATCCACCAGCAACTCCGGAGCAATGTGGCCTTCGTAGCGCATGGGGTGGCGGCGGGATTTCTTGGTAGGTTTGGGCGCGGGAGCGCGTTGAATGGCAGGCTTCGCGGCACGCCCACGCGGAGCATCCGCTCCAGAAGATGGGCCATCAGTATTCAACTTCGCCACGATCTGACGGCGGATTTCTACACGATCGGGCGCATGCTCGTACACAGGGTAGGAATTCAATACGTTCTGAACTTCCCGCTGAATCTCGGCTTCGGTTGGAATCAAGGGCAACGGATCGCTGAGATCGATCGCCGGGATCTCCACAGCCATCGCCCCACCATGTTGCGGGTGGGGCAAGCCGTAGTGCTCGGCGCAGATCGGGCCGTAGCCAACTTCCACGGAACCTTCCTCTTCGAGCGTCCGGCCGCAGAAGCAACAGGCACCCAACAGACGGCCATACTCGGCGGCAACTTGCACCGGATTGACGGCGAAGCGAAGCACAACTTCGCGAATAGCGGGCGACATAGCCTTACCTTCCACCAGACGGCCATCCGGGTCAATGCGTCCGAACCAGGTACGGTCTTCGTATGAACCGGACGAGACAACCGAGAGGGATTGGGGGTGCTTGCTAGCCGAAGTGTTCGGCAGAATGCGGAAGTCTACCACTTCGCCAGTGGGGGCGGTGGCTTGCAGCCGAACCTTGGGCCGCTTGAGGGCCTTGGCAGCGGTGGCGAACAGTTCGTAGATCTTGGCGACTTCGGCTATCGATTCCGACGACCGCTGCGCGCCCGTCGCCAACGAATCCATCGCCAGCTTGTGCACCCACCACCATTGCTCGCTGCTCAGCGAACCCTTGGCGGTGAAATCCGCTACCAACTTCGCGGCGAAGGAGTCGGGCTTGCCTTCGGCCAACCCAACCAATTCCTCCATTGCTTCCCGGTACGTAAACGGCGATTCCAACGTTCCCCGCTTGCCTGCTACACGATTCCGAATCATTTTCGTTGCTCCTTTTTGAACGGCTTACGATAAGTATAACTCATCGGAGAAGGTTTGGGGGGATTTTCAGCGAAAATAATTTAATTATTTTCCAAGAAAATAGGGGAGCGCCATACGGGCCGCTCCCCAATTAAATCCTACAACCCCGCAGCTTCCTCAATGAACGCATTGCGTTCGTCCAGGGCTGGGGCGTAGGGGTTGCCCGCCTCGGCGAGTTCGTCCACCTTCGCCGCGAAGAACTGGTGCAGCAAGCGGCACATCTCGACGTCGCCGATTTCGTCGTACAGCTTTTGGTAGGTAGCGAAGGTTTTCGCTTCCATGATTACTTGGGATACAAGTTCGTTGTAGCGTGGATTTACCACGTTCAGCTGCAGTTTGATAATCCATGGTACGTCTTCAGGGTAATGTGCTTTGATGGTATCGTAGCAGCGTTGCTCGTCGGGAGTTTGCGGACCTATCATGAATCCTCCTCGGTTTCCGGCAGTTCCAGCCCAGAGAAGGGCGAACGGAAACCTACAGACAGAATGCGCTTCTTGACTTCGGGGTTGGAGTTGGGGTCGTCTACGGGGCCGCTAGAAATCCGTTCCACCAGCAAGTTGCGGTGGTACATTTCGTCGGCGGTTTTCTTGCGGGGTGCGGGGTAGGCCACTTTCAGCGGCTGGTGGAGCGGGGTCCAGGAATAGGGCGCGAAGTCCGTTTTGCGACGACGAACTTGCGATGGGGGGGTGGGGATGGCTTGGCGCGGCATAGGTTTCTCCTTTGGGTCTTAACGGCTTACCTTAAAGTATAAACGATCGGAGCGGGTTTGGGGGCCTTTTCAGGGAGAAATTTAGAAAATAATTTGAGGGCAGGAGCCGCAGCCCCTACCCCCCAAAGCACCACACCAACTAAACATTGCGCCCCAACACGGCTCGCTATTCGCGAAGGACTCTGTCCAGAGGATGGGCCAGCCATTTAAAGGCCTCTAGCAGCCGATTTAAAGCGACTTTATCATGGTAGGCCGCAAGGGTCCGCCCCGTCGAAAATCGTTTTCGTGGGCGGGTGTGGCTTGGTTGGTTTTAACTCGTATCGCCCAACAACCACTCCTTGACGTCTTCGTAGTTGTCGGAAATGGCGAGCAGGGTTTCCTTTGCCTCGTCCTCTTCGTTCATGTCGTCGGCCCACTGGTTCTCGTCGCGGAGGGAGAGGACTTCAGCGGTGATTAGGTCTGCCAGGTTGCTGGGAGCCATCGCATCCAACTCCCACGATTCCTCGCCGAACTCGTCTATGTAGGCACCTGCGCGAGGATCCGTCACTTTGGCCGGATCCGGCGGCAAGCTATATAACTCAACCTGATCCATATTGAGCGCGATGCGCCGAACGGAGATATCTCTCCCAGAAAAGAGGGCCAATCGATCATCGATGTCCCGCGTCATGTCTTTGCCGGATGGGTCGTGGTCGCCAAGGTGGATGACGACTGGTTTACGGTCGTTAGTGTCCGCCGCCTTCCGCAGCCTTTGTCCAGCTCCCCAAAGTTCCGAAGACGAAGTGTACCCGCGACAGGAGAAGTGGGGTACGTCCAGTGGTTGGCAGGCTTGCTCCACGATGCCGATTAAGGCATCCTTCTCGACCCATACCTCTACGTAGTAAGGTTGGAGTAGCCATTTATCAAGCCGGAACTGATCCGCTACAGCACCTAGGATATCGCTGGGAGAATCCCAGTGTGGCAAGTTGCGCAAGTTCCTGGTGCGATCCGTAATGTGCGTCCAGTCTAGCAAACCGCCGTAGCGGGCCTCATTCAAGATACCACCAAGCTTCTTGTAGTTCTTCATGGTGTTCTTGGTGTCGGGTGATAGACCGTTGCGACGGTTATATACCGGATCTATCCAAGAGTCTGGGAAATAGTCGTGCGCGATGAACTGGTAGTATAGCTGGCGGAGGGTAAGGTCGTAGCCCAACGCATGCCATTCGCGAATGATGGCATTCGCCTGCTCGATGATGGCCAGCTTCTCTGGACGGAATTTGATGTAGCGGTAGGCAATGCGGGGCATATGTACTCCAGCTATTCCGTATAGTCATCCACGATTGCTCGGATTTCGAATGCCTGGAGCGGCGTGGCCAGCGTTAGCGAACACATGCTTAGTTGGAAGACCAGCGCATCGTAGTCTTGGTGCTCGCGGCAGAGACATTCGAACTCAGATAGTGCATTGTTGTCGTGGTTGTACTTCGCTACCAACAACTGTTCGTCGGAGCCGTTGAACGAGTAGTAGATCAAGTTGCCTTCGCGAATGAACATTAGTCCTCCTCATCCCCTTCCCGTTTCACGGTCCGATCGATCGAAATCACGACCGTTGCTCCATTCTCGTCCGCAACCCTCAACCAATTGCGGCCAACGGTGCGAACGATGCCGCGTTGCGGGGTGGTGTTTCCGTGTCCGTTTTCGTACTGTACGATGTCGTACTCGTTGAAGTCGGCGGCTGTGGGTAAGTTGGATTTAGACATTTATCCCTCCAAACTCTTGATGCGAACGTCGCGGTCGCCGCTATCGCCCGGCAGGATGGACAAGTAGGTCTCGATCCGATCCTTGATCACGTAGCGGAGAATGCCTCCGGGCGACACGTGCTGGCGAACGGATTCCTCCGCCAGCGTGACTGCGGAGGGCTCGTCGATTTCGACTTCGAAGGTGATTTTCATACGTGGACTCCTTTTAACGGCTTTGTTTGCATCCCGCCAGGACGGCGGCTGGGGTGATCGCACCACCCCACGCACGGTTTACGCCGATGCTAAATTGCAATCAACTTTGAGATCGCTGTGTCCAGCAAGTCAAGATTGAAGTATGCGATTTCCTCTTCTTCGGTATTCGCAAAGGAGGCGGGCTTCATAGCCAGATCTACCTCTTCTTCTATCGACAGAGCCTTGAGTTGCATCGCCAAAGCCTTTATTTTCGCTAGCCGATCATCGGTCATTGGATCTCTCCCAGAAGATGGCGCTACATTCTGCCACCACTAAGTATTATAACCGATCCGTATGCCTTTGGGGGCCTTTTCCACGAACAATTTCGAAAATATTATTCGAGCTCTTTCAGCCCTACCAGCTTGTCGTCATCGTTGATCGTCAGGTATCTATACTCGCCCCACTTTAATCCATGCCAGCCGCTACTTCCTACCGTCTTGGATTCCAAGCGAACGTACCGCTCGTTCAGCTTCAGCCGTTTGTTAGCCTTATATAGGTGGTTGTTTTGGCCGACGATCCAGCCACGAGCGGTAGCCCATTCGACTAGCGATTGTTTGGTCATATCCCCTCCAAGTACCAATTATATGCCGTTTATAGCATCTTCGATCTCGCGTTTGCTGAAGACAGGTTCCGGTTGGTTGGTACCTTCGTCGTTGGTGTAGTAGGTTACGAAGATATATGCTTCGTTGTCCATTTCAACCAGGACGATGATGTCGCCTTCGTCGTTGGAGAGCACTTGTGCGGTGGAGCCATCGGTGGTGGGAGTGTAGCCAAGGGTGGCTAGGTGGGCGGAGGCTGCGGGGACGTTCATTTGGTTCCTTATAATGAGGTAGATATTGATGGGGTAGCAAGGCTGGTTGACCTACTAAATGCATCATCGCAAACTCAAGGTTTGCTCCGCCTTTTCAGTCTCAGCCAGATTCGTACAAATCAGCGGTCCCATATTGCAGGACTTGAAGACTACGTCGGGGCCATGCCAGGGTCAGTTGCGCAGCGGACGCAACCTTCTGGAACCAGCCTTGCCTGACAACAAGTGATGGATTCGAACCATCTTCCCTGTGGGGAGCGCCCGGATGCGCAACTTGTTGATTCCTAGTTTACGTCTCCTTCAATGGGTTATAGCTAGTCTCGTCCTCGTCGAAGCTCCAGGCGACGCCTTCCTTGGCCGTTCGAATCGTTGGCGGTACCATAAGGTAATAGGGCTTAAATTGGCCATCGGGCTCCGGGGTTGAGTTGATGACTTTGACCATAACCTCCCGCTCCCCGCCACGGAAGCGACCTTGCTCTGGAGGATCTATAACGTAGAGTTCGCCATACTCATCCTGCTGCGCTAGGCGAGCTCCAGCGGCTTTCAGGAATCGTTCCCGCCCAAACGAATCGATCATGATGCGGCGAACTTCCATGTTCCAAGTTTCGCGAATCTCTTTGATCGTCATCTTCTCTGGCTGCTCAACTAAATGCTCTTTGACGGACACTCCGACCAGATGATGGAGCCCAAACCCGTCAGACCACGCTACGGAAGGACCCTCCGCGTTATGGATTCGGCCTTGCTCGTCGCGGTGGAAGCGAACGTGCTTACGGCAGGCTAGGATAGCGTGTTCGTGTGCCCAGAACGGTCCGGCTAGAGCAAGTATTGTGTTGGCAGCCGATACGACCTCGGTGGGCAACTTGGACTTCGCGCCTAGCGCCACGCGATCCAAGTCATCTCCAGCCAACACCAATGTAAACGTGTTGGCCGCTTTAGAGTTAACGACCTTGTCCAACTGCCCCGTTAGGTCGATGCTGAACCGACTATGAAGCGTGCGGGACTCGCCGAAACTGCGTAGTAGGTCAAAGTACCCGTTGACTCTTGGGTAGTTATACCTGCCCAACAGCAAGTGGTATAAGTTCGGCCCTAGCCCAAGTTTGCCGTTTTCGGTTAGGTGCTGCCAGGCGGCGACTGCAGCCGGGGCGTAAGCCTTGCACTTGCGTGCGTTGTAGATCGATCGTGTGGTAGGTACGTATAGAGAATCGTTGAGAGCGCAAGTGGCATGCACCATGGCTGCCGCCAGCGGGGAATCGAACCATACAATACGATTCGGGTAAGTCTGGTCGCTAGCTTCATATATGGTGCGTAGGGCCTGTTCAACTTCGGCTTCGTCTGCTTTGGTCGTGGCTCTGGGTTCTACCGCAACTTTGTACGGGTCCATCTTAAAACTCCTTTTCCCGCCCACCTACCCTAAATAATCGGCCCTCAGTTTAATCCGCCACGTAGCGGTTGTACTCTGGGGTATATTCGCGCTGGCGGCGAACTTCGTAGTAGCCAGGCTCTAGGTCGATCGGCGCGTGTTCGTCGTGAACCACAACGCCCGGATCTACCAACTTCAAGAACCGACGACCCTCCTCGGTTTCCAGCAGTTCGGCGACCCCACCCTCAGCGCACTCCGCAACATGGGCATGTCCGGTGACCTCGCCGTAGGCCAGAATGACCCGACCTTCGTCCTTCGGGACTGGCTTCAGGGTTGCTTCCGGCATCCCAACCCGAACCAGCAGAATGTCCCCTTGGCGATACATTTTCTTTTGCATTAATACCTCCTTCCAACCAATGGTTTTGGCTTCCACCGTATATTATGCCTCAAGCGAACAGCTTTGGGGGCCGTTTTCAGGTTTATACTAAAATAACTGGGTAGTTATTTTGATAGGACCCTGCCAGCACCGCTCAGGATCCGCTGATTAAGGCATACTTGCTCCGGTGGCGCGGTTCGCGCCGAGCCCAGCTAGCCCCTACGAAATCAGTTGGCATGGAATACAACAACGATACTATCACGTACTGGGAATGCCCGGTATGCTTACGTCAGATAGATTCCTGGGAGTTCGACGTTCATCTCTTCCGGCACTTAGCGGAGGAGGCTCCTACTACCGCATTGAACGACCATGGAGCAAACGGCAATGGCACTATGTTGGCTGCAGCCATAGATCTGCTAGGGGTGGGGGCCGTCAATGGATTTGGAGGAGTAGAAATTGGCGATCCTGGACTGGAAGAGTTCCTGACGAAGCAAGAGGCCGAACTAATGGAGTTTGATGTCTGGTTGAGTTGCGAACAGTTACGGCGCTACCGTATCTACTGGGAGCGACACTACCGTAAGTATCGAGCGGAAGAGGAAGGAGGGGATGACTAGTGGCCCAATACTATAACTGGGATAGAGCCGACTATAACAGCGATCCCTTCCGCATTATGTTCGACAACTACTTCCGTCGAACCGGGACGCGCCACCCCGCCGACCCCAAGTATAAGGAATGGCAGGAAGCACAAAGCACCCCTCCCGGCAACCCTTCGGCTGGACGCGGAGCATCTCCTCCAGAAGAGGGGCCAAAATCCACAGCTCCGTATGTGTCGCTCGAGGTTCGTAAGGCGGCAGATTTTCTGGCTGCGAACTCGACTATACGCTCCGATTATATAACTACGTCCCCAGAGCGAATGAAAGCCGCTTACCGCGAAGCGACTCAGAAGCTACGCCCCGATCTTGGCCGCAACCACGAAGCCTCGGTTCAGTTGAACGCCGCCTACGCCACGTTGAAGCGATTTCATGGCGTTCGGTGAAGGGTCCAATAAGTACGGCAGCCGTTTCCGACAGCAAACGACTGGACCTTAATGGAATCCGTAACTCGCCGCACTACTATGACGGCTTCGGGAGTGTGGGTGCGTGGAGCACTCTACGTAGGTGCGGCGATGCTGAACGATATTTATGCGTTCCTAACTAGCGATGCAGTTCCTCGATGGCCAGTAGTGGTATGTAAGTTGGCGCTGACAGCGGTAATTACGATTCGTACTTTTATCGACCAGTCGCCAACCCAGCAAACTGCTGCAGGACAGGTACGGGCGGGGGAAGCCAACGCGGTTGTAGTCTCGGGTAGTGAAGGGAATAAGTGAGATTATGAAGGGCAACCAACTCGAAGGTGACGGAACTTGGCCGTGGTTAAAAGTCGAGGTGGATGGGGCGGACATTTTGCTGCACTCCGCTACAGCTACTTGGTTCGGAGGCGCGCACGACCCCCAGGATTCCGGAGCCACCGCTAGCGGAGTCTCCACCAAGTTGCACCCTGATATCTTGGGCTGCGCACTGCCCATGGCTGGGTTTGGTCGCGCTACACAGGGTAGCCCAATTCCCCGCTTACCTTGGCATACTAAGGTAGAAGTTTTCTGCTACGAGACACACAAGAAAGTCGAAGTCGAACTCATCGACCTCGGTCCCTCGAAGTATACTCATCACGGACTGGACCTGACCGTTGCCGCCTTCGCTGCGCTGGGCATTTCGCTGGACCAAGGTACGTGTCGCTGCGATGCGCGCATCATTGACGGGGCACGGCACATTAAGGGCTTCCACGCGGCCCTCAGCGGCGTGGTGGAAGGCGCGGAGCTAGCGAACGGCGAACCTCAGCCGGACTACAATCCCCAAATAGTACTCCCGCTGGAAGAGTCCGAGGAAGAACCCACCAACGAAGCGGAGCCGAACGCGGGGATTCCAGCGTCCGTGCTGCGCGGAGCTAGTAGGCCGCAGTTGGCCGAACCTAGCACTAGCACCCCAGCTACAGCGGAAGACGTAGTTGAAGCATATGGCTCAGGCGTACCAGTTATGAATTCTGCCGAACCCACCCCCTCACCAGCCTAATATATGCTCACTGATCTCCTCCAGAAAATACGCGATTTCTTCCTACCCTCCGCAGTGGTTTCCAGTGGTCCGCTGCTGGGTGCGGGTAATGTCCACGGTTTAGTTCGTCATCCAGGGATGCAAGTCCACGAGTGGGAAGCCTACCTAGCCGCTTGCGCGGAAGCTAACGTCAGTCCAGACAGAATCATCCAAGTCGTGGGCAATGCGCCCGCTTCTCAGGGTTATCATCTACCAGATGGGCAATTCACCAATTCCAACGGACACCTTGAAGACTATACGGCGGCATTGGATTTGTCCGTCAAGCATCCCAACGGACACCTTTCCACGGCGCAAATCAAGAAGCTACTGGATTGCTTAGCGAAGCGTGGGTTCATTGGTTGGTATCGGCCCTGGGGCGACAACGAACACATCCACGTTGTCTACTGCGGCTTGCCAATGAAGGCTAAGCTTCGCGACCAGGTACACGACTGGTTCAAGCACTTGGACGGTTTAGTGGACCATGCGTACGACGGATTCGTGCTGCCCACTGCAACGGAGATGAACTTTTGCCGGGCGCTCTTCCTAGCGCATAACCCAGCGAATGGGTAGAGGTTTATTATGATAGCTGCCATTATAGAAATCGTTTTTATTGGGTTGGGGGTGTGGGCGATCAATACCTACCTACCCATCCCACAGACATTCAAAGGCATTATCATGTTCCTCGGCATACTAGCGGTCCTGATGGTACTGTGGGCGATATTCGGCGGCCACCAAGTGATCGCTGTTCGCTAGGAACGGACAGCGAAGGACTCTGCCCAGAAGATGGGCCCTAAACTTTATAGATTAGCGCAAGGGAGGTGATTTGAATGAACTACATGGTAATCGTGATTCAAGGCGTCCTCGCCTGGATTGCCGATCACAAGAACTTGCAAGATCGTCTGCTGCAGGTGAAGCCAGTGCTAGTCAAGCTGCATGACATTATCGAGGTGATCTTCCCTGATGTTGCGCAGCGGAGTGGTACTGCACATCTAACTGCTGCTCGCCAGGAGTTGGATAGTGGATCGATTGTTGCCGAAACCGACGGTTCTAGTAATTCGGACCAGAGTACGGCTCCCGATAGTGAAGTTGCCGCAGTTTCTGGCAAGGACTCCACTGGAACCGGCGCACAGGATACTCCGGCCGATGGCAGTGCAGCCCCGCAGAATGCGGGCGATGTCCAGCGCGTGCCAGATGTGCCAGGGCAGCAGTAGTCTAGCATTAGTAACTGGGTACCGGATGTATCCGGATAGCAGTAGTTGTATAGATTGCTCTTACCTGGCTTGTTTAGTCGGGCTAACCGGTCCCTCGGCCGAGTTGGGTGGAGAGCATAAGTCGGCTAAGGCGTAGCTTGCGAGCATCTCCCGAAGTGTACGGAGTTGAGGTAGGGATGTCTCGACTCCGTACACTTTTATTTACTGTCCGAGAGGAGTCGTTCCCCAATGAACGAGCTAGCGGCGGCTAGGTTAGACTTACATATGGTAGCTACATGGCCTATGGAAGCAATGCCGATCCTGTCCAGCGCCATAGTCTCTGCAGACGAACATAGCTACGTAGATAGAACCCCAGTGCCTTGGTGGCGTACCTTTGTGATGAACCGACCACAACCAACTCGCGTGTTACTAGTAGAAGATCAAGCGGACCAGCGGCGGTTGCTACAAATGTGGCTAGGAGGTCCTGAGGAGCCTAAGGCTGCTTGCGGTAATGATGGCTGGGAGATCTCCGAAGCAGCTACGTTAGAAGATGCCTGTGCAGCGGTCCGCAGCCACGAGTACGATTGTATCCTGCTGGACTTGGGCCTAGGTTATTACACGGCGCAGCATGTATTCGACTCGGTGAAAGCGTGCGCAGGAAAGCAGCCTATCGTCGTGATGAGCAACAATGTAGACGAGGACGTCTACGCATACGTAATGAGTCATGGGGCAGCGGAGTTCATCCCCAAGATGAGTGTTCACGAAGATGGATTGAAGCATTCCATCTGCAATGCGATGCGCTGGTCGGAGTTGGAGCAAGAGCAAGCACGGCTGGAAGCTAAGGCCGAAGAGCATGAAGCTACTGCAGCCAACTATAAAGTCATTTAGTTCCGACTCAAAGCTGGTATTAGTTGTATCTAGCAGACTGGTGATACCTTGAGCAGGATGAAATGTGAGGATGGTAACTTGGTGGCAGTGGGTGGTATTCGTCGCCGGATCAGGCGGGATCGTCTGGTCTACGTACGATCGGATAGCCCAGCGACAGAAATTTAATCTGGAGCAGAAGGCTGCCGCCTTAGCTAAGGATGAGAAGTTAGCGGACCGTTCCTATCAAGAACATCACGATCTCGTTGAAGCCTTGCAGTCTGAGCGTACTAGTAAGAATGAAGAGATCGCCCGAAAAGACGCTGCCATTGAAACCCGTAACGCGGAGATTGTACAGTGGAAGGAACTAAGTGGGAAGTCCAAGGAAATCATCGCCCACAAGAATCTAGAAATCTTCCTTTATCGGAGGGAGCGGCGCGAGCTTCTGGAAGCGACCAAGGAACTGGAAGAAGATTTGAAGAAAGTGGAAGCAGCCGCTAAGGAAGCGAAATGGGACGGTAATGAGGTTCGTGATTGCACCCAAGTTGTGTCTATGATGGCCGCCAAGCTGTCGAATGATATAGAGATCCCATTCGAGAATTTGTAGAGCGGAGATCTCTCCCAGAAAAATGGGCAATCCAAAAACGTTGGTGGCCGTTTGGCTGGTCTCCTTCATTGTATCAGGGCTGATACTGGAAGGAGACCTTTTGGCACACCATGCGCTGCTCATTAGTTGGTACATTGCAACTTGGTTCGTGGCCTACCCAGCCTTCGTGTTCAGTGTTGGAGTGTTGATGGGGCATTGGGCAGGGCAGGGGTTTAAGGTAAACCGCTGGCTGGATTTGGTAGTATGGGTACTCATAGCCATAGTAGTAGCAGCGATAGCTCTGCCTACCCTAGCTTTGTTCGTTGCGGGCGTGGCCGCAGGACATAGCTTCTGGCAGTTCAAGGATAACAAAATCGCTGTATCCGAGAAAGGATAACATGTCAAAGAAGATAGTTAGGCTTACCGAGGACGTAGAGGACTTTGAAGGCAACTCTGCCAATATTACCGTAGGCAAGGTAATTATTCGCCAGCTACAGAACATGCCCCTAGCCGAAAATCCACAAGTCGGTGCCACACAAGGTGACCTGGATAAGGCACTCCGCTGTAGAGCTCTCGTTCGTAGACTACAAAAGGCCATGCAGCAAACTCCTCCGGACGACCGTTTAGAAAAGGTCTCCGAAACAGACTATACAGTCATTGACGAAGCTATCAAACGGAACCCGATTGGATTCCCTAGAGCACTCATGACGCAGGTCATAGAAGCCTACAGGGGTATCTCTTACGATGAGTCCGACGACCGCGACGACCGCGACGAGTCGAGCGGAGAATCTCTCCCAGAAGATGGGCCTCCAAAACTAGAAGCCGTAGGCTAAACCAAAACTAATGTCCGCAATCGCTGATCCTCGCCTTAGAGACCTAGCTGACGTAGACTGGTCCGGAGTGGTAGACCGCTCCGTGGTGGTCTACAACCTCGGCACGGATCTTTCTGAGGCACGTCTACTGGTTCCAGCCGACATCAGTGGTCTGACTGGAACTTTAGGAACCTTTGAGCTCTCCGCCAACAAAGGCGCGGCGAACGGCTATGCACCGCTGGATAGCGGTTCCAAGGTGCCGGTTGCGAACATTCCAGCTACAGCCATCACAGACACCTACGTGGTCGCTTCGCAAGCGGCCATGCTGGCACTAACGGCTCAGGTGGGAGATGTGGCCGTTCGTAGCGATATCTCTACTACGTTCATTCTACAGGGTTCCAACCCAGCAATCCTAGCGAACTGGGTACAATTATTGAACCCAACTATATCCAGTACGGACTCGCTCCCAGAAGGTATAGTAAATCTCTACTACACCGATGCGCGGGCACGAGCAGCGATTACGGGAACGGCACCTGTCACCGTTTCGGCTGGCGTGGTCAGCATGGCGCAGGCCACCGGCAGCGTGGACGGTTATCTCGCACACGCCGACTGGACGACGTTCAACAACAAAGAACCGGCTATCACCGCAGGCACGACCGGCCAATACTGGCGCGGCGACAAGACGTGGCAGACGCTACCGGTGACAGGCGGCGGCGTGCTGGCGACGGGCGGCTTCACGCTCACGGTTCCCGCTACCGGCACGGCGGCGCTGCTGGGCACGGCGAACAGCTTCACCGCTGCCAACACGATTCTACTCGCACCCGCTGCCAACACGGTCAGCGACGGCCTGATTCTCAGCGACACCACGGCAGCCAGCAGCGGCAATCAGCAGTATTCGCCTGCTACCCACTGGATAGGCCAAGGCTGGAAGACGACAGCGACCGCAGCGAGTCAGACGACCGAGTTCAGGGCGTATGTCAAGCCGGTTCAGGGGACGGCTGCACCTACGGCGCTATGGACGCTTGAGAGTCAGGTCAATGGTGGGGGCTGGGGAAATGGCGTTCAAGTAGATAGCGCAGGCACCATCACCGCCGCTGCCTCTGACGGCAATGTGTTTTCTGGCCCAACCGTGGAGATTGGTAGTTATTTGCGGGTTCAGTCAGGAGTTATCGCCGCTGGGGCCGGGGCTTCAATCGGATGGGTCGTTGAGGGAGCGGCCCAGAACAAAGTAATTTCTGGTAGTGGGTGGTTACATGGATGGTCGAATCTTGTTAATGGATCAGGCGTTAACTTACGCAGTGGAATGGACACCGCTCTCGCCCGCAACGCCGCCGCCGTAGTCGAAATCAACAACGGCACCGCAGGCCAGTGGGGCGCACTCAAGGTCGGCACCTACAACTCTACCATCGGCATCGCCAACGGCCTGACTATCGGCCACAACGTCAGCAGCGGCACGCCGGACACTACGTTCGGCACCGGCATCCTCTTCACCGGGCAGGACACCACGACCGCTGACATCAGCATGGCGCAGGTCGCGTCGGTGTGGACGACGGCGAGTCATAGCGGGCCGGTAGCGGCGTTGAAGTTCAGTCTGGTCAATGGGACGATTGGGACGCTGACGGAGTATATGCGGCTGACGCCAACAGGTCTGATTATGACTACAGGTGTTGCCAATCAGACAGTCAGGATTAGCGACAGGGCAATAGGTTTTTCGCGCACATCAGACGGCGGTTACCTCGGCACCATTACGGGGCGCACTACAGGTGACATCACTATTGATGGAGCAACGAGTTTTACACGGTCTGGTTCGACCATCCTCGCACTTGACAATGCGCTGTCTACGCTTACCACTACTACGTTCACTCTGACTAATGGAGTTATGAACACTAGTGGCAACACGCCACTAACACTCAGTTGTGACTCTGCTGCTGGCACAGATCAGGGTATCCTCCTGGCTCGTGGTTCTCGCACTCCTGGGGCCAATAGCGCCCTATTCTCGTGGACGCAGGCCAGTATTGAAAGGGGCCGCGTGACTGTAGGCGGTAATCTCGGCCTGGGCACTACAGCCCCCGCCGCCATGTTGCAAGTCACGCAGCCGACGACGGGCTTCGGGACCGTCACCACGACCGCAGGTGGCACCACGGTCACAGGAACTCTCACCCAGTTCACCAACACGTTTAAGCCTGGAGACACCATCACGGTCGGCGGCGAGACGCGCACCATTTCCGCCATTGCAAGCGACACCAGCCTCACTACGGATGCTTGGACGGGTGCTTTCTCAGCCTCGGCTTACACGTTGGTTGGCGGCACCCGCTTTCAGGTGTTTGGCAACGGTAAT